TGTTATTGGATGAGCTTCTACAAATGGTTTAAATAAATTACCTCTATCTGTAAGAATATGATAATCTGACTCAAAATAGTAACGTCCATAATAAAGCCAATCCCAAAATGTTTTTGATTTAATTTTTACTTTTACTAATTTTTCAATAGTAAATACTCCTCTAAATTCTTTGATTCTGTAGCTTGGTCGTGCTGGTGGTATTGGTCTCATATCTTCTTCTGGGTTATGTGGGTAATGTATCATTGATTTTTATATTTTATTTTCCAAACTCCAACATGAATAAAATTATCAGCACTCCAACTATTAACACCTTCTACTGGATATACATAATCACCAAATTCGTGCGAATTGATAATAAAAATTTCATCATCATATATTTCATTTGCAACCTCTATGAATGGAGGATTAATATCAAATAAATCCATATTTTCTATCATATCAAAACCAACACCACACAATCTATCTTTCTGCTCAAAGTATGTGATTACATCTATTTTCATACTATTTATCTTTGAAGCTTCCTCTAAATTTCACGATGTTTCTTTCATATCCAAAAAGAATATCTTGTGATTTTCGAGTATGGTTTAATATTTGGTTGTTTTCAGGATCAAAACTATTCCATTTTCCACATCCCCTACATTTCACATCCTTTGAATTATCAATTACCGATACTTCAATAATTGAAAGAGCTTTCATATTGTCGAAAATTACTTTACCACCTGATAGTTTGGCAATTTCAGCACCGCAACATTTGCAAAGGATTTTTTTTGGTTGGTTATTTTTATCCATAAAAATTAATTAATTGGTTTTTTTCTATAATTGTTGCGAGCGAAGTCAAAGCATCCTCAATGTCTTTGAATTTATTTTTACCAACTCTTTTATAAGTTGTTAGATGATTTACTGCATTTTCATATTGTAAACTTGGAGATTGTTCAAGAAAATAAAAGTATTTTGAAATGATATTTCCTTTAGCATAAATACGATCTTCTTTTGGTCCATCTGTGCGCCCTCCTTTGGCAGCGAATGGAACTACAAGTGGATATTTTGATTTTATTGCTTTTCCGTAACTATTGCCAATCCCGTCTTTTTCAATATAAAAAGCGTATGGTTTGTGCTGTTTTGCTTTGTTTATGTTTAAATTATGCGTTCCAATAACCGCAACCTCATCGCCGTTCATCTTATCTTCTGGCGAAACTTGTGTATAAATAATATCGTGGATAAAGCATTTATTTGAATGGATATAAGCAAAAACAGTCGCGGTATAGCAATCGCCATCTTCGGCAGGGTCACAAACAGCTATGCTGATTCCTTTTTGTTCGATTTCATTGATTTTTTGAACGGTATATAGATAACCTTCGCTTGTTTCGCAATCTTGGCCATATTCAGCCAAATACTGTAAATCTCCAAGTGTTAATTTCTTTTTATCTAAAAAATCCTGATTAATATGTTTTGGATTCAAAAGACCATCTACATATTTTTCTTTTAATTCAACAGGATATATTTTTCCATTATCCCAAGCCGGCAGAATTATTTTTTTAATTGTTGGCTTTGTTTTAAAAACATACGTGCAGGTATCTTGCGCTGATAATCGCTGCATAAATAAAATGTACGGAACGTAAGCGTTTTTCTTTTCACGTGTTGAATATGCTTTATATCCATCAATACATCTTTCGCTTTCGGCATCGCTTCGGGCATCTTGAAACGCCATAGGATCATCATCAATTCTTATATGTCCGTGGTCTCCAGTTATTTTTGATTTGGTTGTATATTGGCGGCGTGCGCCTCCGTGAGTATTTTTAACACGCATTACGGCGGTACTATCGTTGCGAATGATTATTTCAGGAAAGTAAAGTTTGTATTTTTCGCTCATTACAATGTCCCTGAACTTTTGAGAAAATTCATTTGCATTCCTATCTGAAATGGTATTGCAAAGCGAAACGCAATCTGGTTTTCGTGTCCACATCCAAGCAGGAAGTATGATTGAAATAATAGTTGATTTTGTAGTTCCTGGACAAATATTACAAACTAAATCATCGTTAAGTTTGTCACCACGAATTACACCTTCAGCTATTTTTTGAAGTTCATCACATAAAAATTTAATGTGCCAGTTGAGATAAAGTTCATCGGGTATTATTTCGCTCCAGAATTCACAAAAGAATTTAAAAAAACTTTTTCTTAAAATATCTGATCTACGCTGTATTAATAGGGATTCTAATTCTATTGCTTCTTCTTCTGTAAGGTTTAGCATTATTTATTTTTTTAAATCCAAATCTATTTACTTGTATTCATCAAAAATAACATATTTTACAATTTAATTGCAAAATATGTTATTAAAAAATCAAATTTATTTTTTTGATTTTGCTATCAGTTCAGCGATACGTGCTTCTCTTTCTTTAGAATCAGTTATCACCAAAGGATTTTCTTTATCTCCTTGAATCATTATTTTAGTAACAGGATAAATTGCTTCGAGCTTATTTATTTCCTTTTTGTAATTCAACAAAACGGCCATTCCTTGCGGTGTATTTTTAAATTCAGACCCCATTGATCTAACATCCTGCTTTAGTTCTGCAATTTTTAACGACCTCTTTTGTTCGACAGTAGCCTCCTGTTCTTCGTGCCAAATCTTGTAAGCCTTTTGGAGTAGTTTTTTTGATTGACTTCTACTTAAAAATATACCATTTTTATTTTTAAACTGCTGCTCAATATTCTTTAAAATCAAATAATCAGGCACACCATTGATTATCCAGCCTTGAATGGTGAATACTCGCTTTTCTGTTTCTAAATTACTTGACCTAATGCCTGCCATAAAACTTATGTATTTGGGAATAATGATTTTATTATATCGAGAATATCCATTTGCTCTTGAATTACTGCCCTTGTTTTAGACGCTTCTTCTTCACGCATCTTTTGAATTGATTCTGGAACATTATCAAGTGTAGATGTAGCAATTGCTTCTAAAGCATCTAATCTATTTGAAAGTCTTTTTTCTAAAAGTTCTTTGATTGAATTGACTGTAGCACTCATAATTTCAACTTGTTTTTTATCGTCCATGAGAGTAATTTTAAGATTTTGCTCAAAATTACTTCAAATTATCTATTAAATTTCGGTTAATTCATTACTGATTGCTTCCAAGTCATCTCCCAAGTTTAATTCAGGATAGTTTTCTTTGATTTTCTTTGGGTCACCTTTGTAAAACACCAACACATTTTGGTGCATCTTGCCAACTTTTCTTCCACCGTTAAACTGGCGACGAACACGAATGGCCAAAGAACCTACCACGTTTACCAATATAATTTCATTATAGTACTTTGCTCCAGCTTCTTCAAAAGCTCGCACAGTATCGCCCACAAAGTTGTAATAAAATCCTTTTTTGTCACGAACATCACCAACGACAAAGCAAGCGAAACGATCTTCTTTCAATTGCTCAACAGACTTTTTAATGATGCTGAAATAAACAGTTTTGAAATCCTCATAATCCATATTTGATAAGTCTTTAGGATCATCGCTATATTTTTCTAAGTCGGCATAAGGAGGGCAGCTCATAAGAAAATCAAATCCATCGTGAGGTTTATAAGTGTCCAGAACCTCATTGCTATCGCCATCAAACCATTCTACATTTTCAAGGCTCAACAAAGCGGATTGTTTTCTGTTGGCTTCTACTTGGTCCAGGCGCAAATCAATTCCGGAATAAGGATAACCAAGAACTCCGGCAACGATACCACGAACAGAACCACCGGCAAATGGGTCAAGTACAGAACCTCCGTTAGTACAGAACCACTTGTACAGAAGCTCACATAACACCGGATCAAAAATACTGGCACCTTCGTAAACGTGCATTCCTTTTTTCTTTGCATAATCAAGGATTTCATCCCACTCGGGGTCACGTCCTAAGTTTTCACGCATTTTATTTCGAAGTTCATAGATTGCTGTTGATTGGCCACTTTTTGCAATAAGCTCAACATCTTCTCGGGTTTCTTGTGAGTTGAAACCAAGAGATAGCCATTTACGTTTTCGTTCCTGCCATACTCCAGAGCGTGTGTCTAAAATTGAAAACGGAGGAAATATAAAACTATCTTTCAATGATGATGGAATGATCAGATTGTTTTCTGAATCGTTTTTATTCATCAATCCCTGGAAAGCGATTTCGTCAAAATCTGCAATATTTAACATCGCTTGCATATCCGGAAAGTCCAAATCAAAATTATTGACAAATTCAAGAAGTCCTTGCTGGGTAATTTTTGCATAGTTACTTGAATAAACCAAAACCAATTCGGCTGCTTCTTTCATATTGGCACAATCAACAAAAGTGGCTGGAAGAAACTCCGGAACTGAACTACCGGACAATGATACTTTTTCCAAATCTAAAAACCTATGGCGACCATCAAGGCAATAGTTCACGCCTTCAGAATGCCAAACCATAAACGGAGCAATGAATTGGTATTTTAATATTGACTCAACTAACTTTTCAGCGCCATTGTTTACCCATTCTTTGAAGTTTTCCTGTTGGATGAATTGAAGCTCTCGCCAATTTATTAACTCTGTTTTGATGATTCTGGAAGCGATAGTTTGTGAAGTCATTTTTTTGAAATATTTTTCTTTGGTTACATTATACTACAAATGTAACAAAATATGTTATTATGTTGCAAAATATGTTATAATAACAAAATCACTTGTAATAAGTAGCTTAGTTATAAATAATTGAATGTTAGTATTTTATATTACTTACTTGCTTTTTTAATTTTTGAGTTACAAAGATTTAAAGCTTCGGTAAAGAATTGAATATTTTCATCGGCTGTCGGATAATTGCTTTCTTTTTGCTTTTTCCAATGGATTATTGCACCTTCAGCAGTATTTTTATATCGATTTAAGCCTTCAATATCGTTCACATTGTTGATTGTTACTTCTAAATTTGATGTTTTAAAATCTATAATCATTCTCCCCAAAGTTTTTGTGCATCTTTCAAAAGACTCTCAAATTTGTTGACATCTTTCTTTGCGTAAGTAAGTGAATAAGAATGTCTTTTTTCGATTGTTCCGGACTTCAATCCTTCATGAATCATCTTTGCCTCTTCAAGTTTGTACTCATAAAACTCAATTGATTCCGGCATTGAAAGATTTATGACATTTGCTTTGCTTTCCCAGTATTCCGCTTTACTTTCGTGTTGTTCAGCAATTTTGGTGTTCTCTACAGATTTTGCCATTCTATTGTAATTGCGTTCGATCAGAGCACGATGACGTTTTTCTGAATGGTGTCCAATTTTAATTGGTTCTGCCAATGCTAGAAAATCTTTTCCCTCTTGGGATGCTTCATAGTATTCAGTTGATTTGCTTTCTCGTGAATTTGCCCAGTTATGATACCGTTCTGCTTTGGCTTTTGCGAATTCTTGAACGTTGAAGCCATCAGCTCTAACTATCGAATAGTAGAAGTTTCCTTCTTTATCTCGATGAACGAGGTTGAAAACAATACATTCGTGAAGGTTTCCATATTTGGTTTCTAAAAGGATTTCTTCTCCTTTTTCGTGCATTTCTGGACATTTGGCCACAAATACATTGGGTGCAAATTTTGAGTAAGTGTTCATATATTTTAGTTTAGATTATTTATAAATTCGTTTAGAATTCAATCCCAATACTTCATTCAGCGTGATAGCAAGAATTGTCTAAACGGTGTTGAAATAAATTTGCATCGATTGTGGTTCTCGGAGTAAATAATAATAGTGCCATAGTATTGCTTTTTTAGTGTTAATTATAGAGCAATATTGGGTTGACATTTTGGAAGTATCAAGGGAATTCGGATTTTATTGTAAAAAATAACGCTGGCTAATCGTAATACTCATTGCAGTCGTACTGACGCCTAGCAGTTTGCGTTACAGGAGATTTTAAACAGCACCTGCCATAAGAAGAGCTTTATCTTTACTTCTATTCAACGAACCATTAGCTTTCATTCTTTTTTCATCCTGTGCAATTCTCAATTCTTTGTGTAAATCTTCATTGTTTGAGATGTATTTTTCAAGCCTTGATGAAGAAATTTTAGTTTGATAATCATCGCTTAATCTAATAGCAATTTCGGTATGTCTTAATCCTTGTTGTAAAAACAGCCTGATCGATGGCTTGTAATTTTCCATCAATGCATCTACCTTGTCTAAATTTGCTCCTTTGTGAAAAGGTTTAATATTATTTTCTTTCATAAAGTTTGAAATTGTTAGTCGATGACATTTTAACAATTTTCCAATTCTTGACATCGACAAACCCATTTGATTGTATTTTATGATGTCATCTTTAAGCTTATCACATTTTTTTATATTGTTTCGTTGACCAACCGGACGTCCTAGAATAACTCCATCTGCTTTTCTCTTCTGCAATGCTTCCCTAGTTCTTTTTGAAATCATATCACGCTCAATTTCGGCTGCTAAACCAAAAGCAAAAGCCAAAACTTTAGACGTAATATTATCGCCAAGTTCATAACCATCTTTTACTGTATAAACTTTCACTTCAGACTTCATACAGTGTTCTAAAATTCGCATAATCATAAACAAATTACGCCCCAACCTCGATAATTCAGAAGAAATTATAACATCTCCTTTTTTCATTTTTTTTAAAAGCCCTCCTAAAGCTCTTTTTTCTGGCTCTTTTGTACCTGAAATACCCTCATCGCTTATCCACTTGTCAATTACCAAACCTAAAGATGTGCATTTTTCTACAACTCCTGTTTTTTGATTTTCAACATCTTGCCTATCAGAGGAAACCCTTAAATATCCGTATGTCATAATGTTAATTTTTTAATTAATTGTATTCCTTTTTCTCCGTAGTTATCGGATAATAATTTGTTAAAAGATTGATGATTTTCGGAATGTTTTTTTTCTAAATATTTATGAAAATCAATAATATTCAATACTAATTGTCCTGTCATTGCTGTAATTTGACTTTCTAAATATGGTCCTAAACCAGTGCCAAAAACTTCTCTGAAATCAATATTTGCTTGTTGTAATTCTGATATATTGTATTTCATATCAATAATTTTTTCCAGACTTCAACATCAGAATCATAAAACCATTTTATACCACCAGCTGAATTTCTTTTTCCAGCACAACAACTTCGGATGTTTCTGGCGCAAATTCCGACTTTCCTAAAAGCATCTTCAGAACTTTCAAACGGATACATTTTTCCGTTTTTAATACCCACAATAGCTTTTTTATTAAATCCAGCAATTATTGGATTAATCTGTTTTCTACCAAGTTCAAGACCTCGAAGCATTTTTCTTTTTTTTCGACCATCTATAAAATCTTTCCACTTTTTCCCTTTATTATGTGGAATTGATCCTTTTAAAAAACATCCTGTTATTGCGTTTCTATTTGAAATAGGGCGTGAATTTATTTCCATATTATAAAAGTCGTTTATGATTTTCAATGGATAATTCGCTCAAAGCAGAGTTAATTAGCTCCGATAACTTGACAAAGTTGTCAATACTCATCCATAGACATTCTCCGTCGTGTTCAATACTGATATACTGAGCATCTTCTGATATTATTACTTCCTGTTTTGTTTCCAAATTGATTTCCGGGTCTTCCGGGAACAGGATTACTTTTTGTGTTTTTTTGATGTCTTCGCTCATAGCTTATTTAGATTTAATCACTTTCTTTTTTTGACCTTTCCAAAATGCGATAAGATTATTGGTTACCCGAATCCTATCTTTATTATTCGGTATGTCGTTTTTTAACTCAATTAATCGTTTTTCGTGGTCTTGAATCCTTGCTTCAATTTCGTTTAATGTTGCCATACTATTTTTTATTATTTTGGTTTTCTGAAATTTGCTTACACTTTTTTAAAAATAAGTCTAAAGGCAAACTTCTTTTCATAAGATTACAGTCTGCACAGCAAGGAACTGAATTACTTTCAATATATCCTATCGAGTTATCTACTCTATCAAAACCTACTGTTGGAATTATTTCATTGCAATAATGACAATTTGCCTTTACATTTTTCTTGAAAAAGTCTATTGTTAAAGTAAACTCCAATCCTCTATGAGGTGCTCTTTGTTTGTATTTTCTGTGAACATCTTTGGCGATAAAATCCACATCTCCTAAATTAATTTTAGCTTTTCTTCTGCTTTTCTGAACAGAATTAACTCTGCCTCTTACGATTTTTCTACATTCTTCACTGCAATATTTTGCGCTATGACTGATTAGAAATCCATCGTATTCTTTTTTACATTCTGCACAAATTCTCATATTTTCATCGATTTTTTACTATATAAATTTACAAAAATTAAGCCTTATTTGAAAGTATTTTAATACTTGAATTAATATTCAAGTGCTGATTTTACTAGGTTTTTAAAACTGCGAGATTTTGTTAGAACCTCGCAGTTTTGATTACTATTTTAGCTTTTTGGCTCTTTCTTTTACCCTTTCAGTAATTGAAGGTTGTTCGACTGGAATTTCTTCTACATCCGTTTCGATTTCTTCGATAGGTTTTTCAAGCAATCCGATTGTCTCATAGTATCTTTTGATTGAAATCTCCCAAGCTTCAATCTCTTCGTCCATTTCAATGTCTTTTTCTACGATGTCATCCAGCAAAAGAATGTTGCAAATCATTTCTATGCTGTGACTATTAACCAATTTCTTTGAAAGCTCAAATTGTAAATTGTATTGTTCATTTCGAGATAATGAGTCTTTGTATTCTCGAAGTATTTGAGCATCTAACTCCACATCGGTTTTGATTCCAAGTAGATTGCAAACGATGATTATTTTATTGAATGAACCCGCCACTAGATTTTCAATCAAAAAATCATCTACAATGTTCAAGCAGTTTTCGCTTTCGATAATTGTGATAGGAATATCAGAAAGTAATTTATCAAACACTTCTTTGTATCTTGGAATTACAACCTCATCCGTAATTTTGTTCTGTCTGATTTCCCACGAATCTAAACCTTTTGGCTTTTGTTCTATATCTTCAACCTCTTTTTTGGGTTCAATCCAAACTACTTTACCAATGTACTTTTGACTCCAGTTATCGGCTTTGTTAATGATTGCAGGAACAGAATTGCTTTCTGTTTTTTTATCAGTGAAATACACATCTTTTCCGCCTACTCTAACCTGCTCACTTCCGCTGTACGGATTTTTTTCAGCCATTAAAATCTTCCCGTATTTTTCTTTTGCTCCTGCAAGATTAACCTCGAGTTGTGTTTTGATTTTAGAATTAAAGCAAAGGGTATCGGTACACATATCTTTGTGCGTGATGTCTCCAAAAAGCAAGTTTTCGTTAATGGTTCTCTTTGGGCAAACTTGACAACTTCCCGCTTTAGGTAAAAGATTTTCATCGTTGAGGTCAAAGTTTGCCTTGTCAAACGAAAGCATTAACCCCGCTATTGAGTCTTTAAGTGAACTCATAGTTTTAGTGCAATAGCTGTGCGTGTAGTCGTTTTTATCTTTCGACATATTGATATTTGTAATCAAAGACAATGAATTCATAATATTTCTCTGAACCACTTTATCGATTTTCGAAAGCAACATAGCGTGACCAATAGGTAGTACTCCAGCCTCTAAAGTTTCCATTGCGAAATCACATAAGTCTAAAAGCTTCACACGATCCAGGACGTACTTTTTAGATTTATTAATTTTGGAAGCTAACCAGTCTAAAGATTCTTTTTTCATCAAAGAATGAAACGCTCTGGCTTCATCGAGTGGAGATACATCCTCACGCTGGAGGTTTTCTAATACTTGAATTTCAAAAGCTTTGTCATCATCCATATACTCAATTTGAGCCTTGATGGTTGTCATCTTGGCAAGTACTGAAGCTCGGTACCTTCTTTCACCGTAAATGATTTCATAATTTGGTTTCAAGTCCTTATCGAAATCGTCCAAGATTGGTCTCACGAGTATTGGCTGAAGCAATCCATACTCTTTAATGCTTTCGGCTAGTTCCTGCAATCCTTTTTCGTCAAAGGATTTTCTGGGATTCGTTTTTGAAGGGAAGATATTTTCCAACTTCAAATTTTCAATTTTTGTTTCTGTTGTTTTACTCATTGTTTCTAAAATTTGATTGTTTATTGTATGTTATGTAAATTCAGGATAATCATTGCTTTTTACTATTGTTGTTGTAAAGGGAAATTTATCTTTAGGCACCTCACTTATCATTTGCATCAGTATTTTTGAGCCAGTAAAAACAACATATTTTGTTTCATTCTTTTCAATTTGTAATGTCAAATAATCTGAGTTTTCTTTTTTAATTGATTTGTCAATTTTGAATTCAAGTACTTTTATTTCTTGGTTTAAAATTTTATCTAATTTCAATTTGTCACCAACAAATGAGTTGGGTTGGGCTTTTATTCCCAAATCTTTAAATGCGTTCATTTGGTATTAATTTTTTTAATAGGTGTTTTGAATTGCAATGTTTTGCCCATCCGAAATAAGCGGCTATCGTGGCTTTGTTTTTTGTTTTTGACATTGCCCTTGCAAATCTTTTTTTAATTGATTTTCGCATAAGCGTGTGCGTATGGTAGAATACATATCCAACGAAATCAATTCCACGTGCTTCAACTGGGAATACTTGATAATTCCCTTTTACCTGAAGCTTTAGATTATCATTCAAATAGGTTTTTATTTCTGCCAACAGCTCGTGAAGATGTGGTTTGTTGCTCGATAGAATAATAATATCATCAGCATACCTGAAGTAATATTTTACTTCTTTGTTTTCTTTTATCCAGTGGTCAAAATAGGTCAGGTAATAGTTTGCAAAATATTGGCTTAAATAATTTCCTATTGGCAATCCATCAGCGCTATCAATGATTTCATCCAACAACCAAAGTAAATCCTGGTCTTTAAACTTTTTTCTCAATAGTTGCTTTAGAACCTCATGATCTACATTTGGATAGAACTTGACAATATCTAATTTCAAACAGTACTTTGTGTTCTCCTGGTCCTTCAATGCTTTTTTTAAATTATTGGCAGCTCCGTGAATTCCTCTTCCTTTGATGCAGCTGTATGTATCAGCTGTGAATAATTTGGTAAATATTGGCTCCAGAACATTCATAACAGCGTGATGGGTAATGCGATCAGGAAAGTATGGCAATCTAAAAACTAGCCTTTCTTTTGGTTCAAAGATTTTGAAAGTGGTGTATTCTGATGTTTGGTAATTTTTTTCAAGCAACATCTTATGAAGCTCCACAAGGTTTCCCTGTGGATTTTTATCAAATACCTTCACACCATATTGTTTGGCTTTGCCTTTGCGTGCTTTTGCTTCCGCAATAATTAGGTTTGCTGGTGAAATAATTTGTTGGTATATATTTTTGAATCGTTTCATACTTTGCTTTGATTGGTTCGCTTTCGATTGCTCTACTAGCGAACCTATTAATTTTGTAATTTTTTGCCGTGTTGGCAAGGTCTGTGGTGCTTAAAATTTTTTAGCTCAGGTGAGAGCTGACATTCGAATTCGTGTTCCAGTTATCGTAGTCGTTGTACGAAAAACTGCCACCTGAAGGAGAACTACAGCAACGACACCACACAACCTCATTTATTATGCTTTTACAAAATAGACTTTGTACAGGTCTTCAAATTGATTACCTGCATATATAGCCTTTTCTCTAGTTTCGAAGCAAAGGCGAGAGCCGACAGCCGAAACCGTGCCCCGGTAATCGCAGCCGCAGTACGAAAAACCGCCACCCGAAGGAGAACCCATTTTGAACCAAGGATAGTACTTATCCCATTCGCCATTTGTCCAGTCTGGAACCCAGTCACCGTTTATGGCTTTGGCGATAATTACTAATTTGGCGTGTGCTATCATTGCCTGTTGGTCTGATTCAGGAAACAATGAAAAATCTGGAATAATAGTAGGCTCTACATTAATAGCCTTGCAAGCGTCTTCAAATGTTTTAATTTCTGTGTACATAATATGGTTTTTAAGCGGTTTGTAAATCTTTGTAAATGTCAAGGAATAGATTAGCAGCGTGTTTCGCTAAATCTGAATTTTTGAAGCAAAGGCGAGAGCCGACATACGAAACCGTGCTCCAGAGACCGCAGTCGTCGTACGAAAAACCGCCACCCGAAGGAGAACCCATTTTGAACCAAGGATAATATTTACCCTCATTTGAATTTGTCCAGTCTGGAGTCCAACCTTCATTAAAGGCTTTTACTATTTCTTTGACTTGTTTGTAAGCCACTTCATCCGTGGTTAAGCCTTGACAAGATTTTTCAAAATCAAGTTTGACGATTCCGTTTTCTCTCAAAACATCATCGAAAGATTTGATTCTCTCTTTGATTTCAGGCTGAAAGGTTTTAATTCCGAAAAGGTTTTCTAACATTACTTTTCTGCCTCCTTTTGCCTTGTTATAGGCTGTAATTACTTTGCTTTTTTCAGCGGTTAATGTTTCACTCATTTTTATTTAGTTTTTAAATTATTATTCTTGCTTTTTTTAATTGGAACAAATTGCATTATCATAAATCCATTTATTCCCATCCTGATGTCAATTTGCTCATTGTTGTACATTTCTGATGCGACCTTTTCAAATTCATCAACTGATACTTTCAAGTGGATTAAAAACTCAACAAAGTAAGTTCCACACTTCCCACCACTTGAATGATGCTTTTTTTCTACTAACTCAAGGATTTTTGCTTTCACTTTCTAAAGCTTTTACCTTTGAATTCAATGATATTGAACATCTCGAATAGCCTGTCGTAAATGTGACCTCCGTACCTGTCTCCGAATTCTACTAAAGCTTCTTGAAGATTATTGGAATACCCCTCTTTGTAATTGCAAGTGATGTATGTTTTGGATTTTTTATCGTAACGCTTCTCAATTATCTCCCTGATTATTTCTGTTTTTCCATAATTTGATGCTGTCTTTTCTTTTTTAACATCATCAAAATAATATCTAAAACTATTGTACTTTTTATAGAAATTATCCTTGGCATCTGGATTGGTAATGGTTTCGAATTCCGTAACAACATCATGTGATTTTGAGCTTTTGAAACGTAATTCATTCCATTGTTTCATTGTATCCCAATTTTCGGTCATTGCTATTTCGAAGTTCTTTTTAAATAGAATTTCAAAACAATGCATTATTGTTGTTTTTCCATTTCCATAGTCTCCAATGATTAAAAGTCCTTTATCAAAAGAATTTTCTAGTTCTTTACCGTTGAAATTTTTAACTAAATTTTTACAATTGAAGAAAGTTTCATCTTTTGCAAAATATTTCAACACAGGTTCTAAATTTGATAATGTATCAGGGTTTTGTACGAATTCCTTTTTTTGAGATTGTAAAAAAGCTTGTAAAAATCCTGTCCAAATAATTTTTTTATCAGGAACTAATCCTTTTGTACGTTCAATTACTTCTTTTTTTATCTCTTTTCTGGATTCAGAAACTTTTAAATTTCCTTCGAATTCCTTTATTTTTTCCAATTCGTGAGGCTCTAATTTTTCAAATGATTTAAGCCATTCATATTCTCGTCTGGTAATAATGCCTTTTTTTATTGGCATCGATTCTATTATTTTTCCGATTTCATCCATTTTACTGATTTATTGAAAATTTAGGCTTTTCAACATTCTGACGAACTTCTTTTAATTCAAAAAATCCCTTCCAGCCTTTTGCCATAGATTGATTCATAATTGCAATTGCCGTTGTCTCTTTACCACTTGAAAGATTTGAAAGCTCAATCAATGAAGCTTGTTCGCTTTGAATTGATTTATATTTGAAATTATGTTCTTTTGATTTGTAAACTTTCCAAGCCTGCCATTGCACTTTGAAATTTTCGGTGAAAAACGGATATTCAACTTCTTGTTTTTGAATTTCAGATTTCGCTTTTTTTTGTTTTTCAACTGCAACTACAATTTCATTTTTACTTACAATTTCATTTACAATTACAACTCCATTTTCAATTACAGTGTTTGCTTCGCTATTTGCTTTGGTGTTTGCTTGTGGTTTTGCTTCTTGGTTTGCTTCACTTTTTGTATAAGCAAAATTTTTATTTTTGTTTGACGCACCGCCTTTAACACCAGCGCTTGAACGCTTTTCCGAAATTTCGGCATCTCTAACCATTCGCTTGCAAATCAAAAAATCACCTTCAATGATTAACACACATTCAGATATCAATTCGAACAATGGATTTTCAATTTCAAGCAAATCGAAAGCAGTTAGTTTAGCAATTTGTAAAGCAAAATTTTTAATTTGCTTATCACTTTGCTTAAACTTTTGCTTAAGCAAAATCTTTCCGTAAGTAGCTTCTTTATGTAAAATGCACATTATTGAAATCATAACTCCGTGCGCTGCTGGAGTACACATTTTAAGCTTATTGTTGTTCATCCAGTCATCAACATAAAGAGGTAGATAAGGTTGATTTGTTAAAGCCATTTAGTTAATTTTTACTTTGTTTCTATTACTCGGATTAAACCGATTATTTGGAGTTTTGTGCGCCTTTTCGTGACAATCTTCACAAAGAGTGACCAACCAACACAGATGCTCTAATTCAAGCCCTACAATTGATTTTCCATTTACATAGTAAGTTATGTGATGAGTTTCTAATCGAATGATTGAACTACAGTCCACACATTTGAAATTATCTCTTAATCTTACTTTTGCTTTAACTTCCTCCCAATAGGGATTGGATTTCAAAGATTTTCTGTAGTTGGTTGGTCTGCCTTTTTTATGTTGAAGTCTCGACATTATTTTTTAGCCGCCTTTTTTGGATTTTTCAACTCTTCGAAATACGTTTTATTTCTCTCACTTGAATTGAACAAATCACTCACCTCGTGGTCTGGAATTTTTCTTACTTTTGCTAATTTCAATTCAGCATTAATCCAGGTGTAGTAATAGTAATTTCCATTTAGAGCAACTTCGTAAGTTGTTGCAGGATCAAGATTAATTTCTGCAATTCCTTTTTTAACTTCTTTGGATAAAGCTTCGATTTTATTAAAAGATGCGCTCACAGTTTCTGATGCTCTTTCAATAAGTTGATTGTGGTACTGTGGATAATTTTCTTCTAACTCTGTGATGTACTCATTTCTGATATGTTCTTTTTCATACTCATCCAGCAAACGATAAGTCTCTATTTGCTTTGGCATTGCTATGAAGTTTTCACTCATAAATTTTTGTACATCTTCTGCATTTTCAAACGTTCCAAGACTTTCCGGAACCTCACTTGTTTTTGCTGTAAATTCGATTGTTGCTGGTAAATAATTTTTTACGATTTCCATTTTTAGTTATTGATTAATTTTTTATAAAGTTCAACGGCTCTTTGTTTGTTGTTATCATTCAAAATATGCTTAGCATATTGAAAGACATTTCCAAACTTGTTTTTCTTTAAAATCATCTTTTTTGATAATTTTAGATTATGTGAATTTTGCAATTCTGAAACCCTAGTTCTAAATCCTGATAAATAAGGAAAGTCCATTATTGAAACCTCCCCTTGCTGAATTAAAGTAAATAAGACTTCTTGAGTATTACTTTTTGGTAATGGCAAATCATCGAAAATATCTAGCTGCTTCATAAATTTTATTTTAAAATTGTAAATTCAGTTTATCGTGTTTTTGATGGCAACTTCTACAACGAATGATGATATTTTTAACATCCCAACATTGTTCTGTTTTACCCTCTTCCTTTGCTCTTTTGACCGATATATCGTGAGAACAATCTAATCTAGTTCCTGAAGCATTTCGTCCACATTGTTCGCAAAAATTATAGTCATACTCATCAATTTGATTTTGCAAAACTTTTGCTTTAGCTTCTGTAATTTTCTTTTCAATCTGACTTTGTGTGAACTTTTCTCCAGTTGATGTTCTGTAACTATTCATTAAAATTTTACATCAATTGGTTGTTCTAAATCTTCGTTTGGTAATGGAATTGTGTACTGAAACATTTCCCAAGCTAACTGCCTTGCTGCTTCGTGATACTCTTCCTGACTAAATGTGGTATTCTTTGATGTTGACTTTGGCTTTCTAATAACATTTTTTGTAATTGGATTAATTGCCAATTCTCCAGTTTCGGTATCAACAACTACATCGAAATTCAGATTTCCTTTCAAAAAATCGTGTACCTCATCTATGGTCCAAATTTCTCCCCACTCCTGGCGAATTATATTTTTCCAATGTTCAACAATAACTCCCCAGTAATAGTTGTTTTGCTTATTGCTTCTTTTCTTGTAATATCTTTCGACGGTAACAGTTACTTTTTTTCCTTCGTAAACGCCAATAGCATTTACAATCAAGTCTCTGTTTTCAATAAACTTTCCGTTTTCGACTTCTGTCTGAACTGATATTTTTCTGGGAGTAATTGCCACTATTCAAATGCTTTTAGTCTTTGTTTTTTTCTTTTGATTGCTTCGGTTAATCTCTTTTCAAGCTTTGAAATATCAATGTCATTTCTTTCAATTTCCAAAACAAAAAGGCGTTTAGCTACATTTTTAAATCGAGGATCATAACTGATAAAAAACCAAGCCTTACGACCTGTGATATACATTGAGCCTTGAATTTGCCAGTAATACTTTGTACATTCTTTTTTGAAATTATCAAGTGTTAAGTTTTCCAAATAATGTAAATGCGTTTTACTGTCTGGACATTTGGTTTCAATTCCGAAATCCTTATCTATTAAACCATCAGGCGTACATCCTACATCTTTTGTCAGTTCAACATATTGTTGGTCATCTCCATAATTATGAACTTCAAAACCATACTTTTCAACGAACTTTTCTACAGCTTCAATCTCTGTGTCTTTTCCCCATTCAACAGAATGAGTTGAGAGTTGTCTGTTTTCGTTTGTTGTAACAACTTCAAGTACCTTCTCGGTCACATAGGTTATCGCACCATCAGGAAAAACATCCTTATCCTCATAACCCATCAACCTCACAAATTCAGATGCTGTAAACTTTCCTTTGCGTTGTTCCAGCCACTCATCCTCTTTGCCTTTTAGAGATTTGAGAACCTCAAAATCGAGGCTCTCAAATTCTTTTACTTCATTTTCTGAAAATTCAGGAAGTGTTACCATTATCCTAATTTTTCAACATCAAACAACATTGTAATTCCGTCAGTTGATTTGTTGTTTTTCTTACCTCTGTATGTGATTTGAACTGGTGTTTTAATCGGTAAGTTTTTTACTGATTCAACCAAAGTCATCTGACCTGAAATGAAACATTCCTTTTCTGAAATGAACACTCCACACTTAACAGCTTCTCCAGCTTCATTTGGAATATCTTTCATTCCCATAAAGAATACTTTTAGAGGTTTGTCTTTAAGTGCCGCCCAGTCATCTGATGACTTGTATTTTAAGTTCAAACTGAACTTTGGTTCTAAAGTTTGTAACGTTCCTAAACTCTCTGTGTCTGGAATAAAAAATGTTACTTCAGCTCCTGCTGCTTTTTCTACTTCTGTTGCCATAATTTCTAATGTTTATTGATTACTCGTGATTAATTAAATATTTGATTTTTTAGTGTTGAGAATTCGTTTAAAGCCATTTTTAAACAGATATGTGTTTCAATGCCTTGATGTAATTTGAATGAGAAAACAATCTCATCGTTAGAGTTTTTCAAACAAGCTCTACCGTTTATGTAATCTGAAATAGATAGGTTTTTTGAAGCAAGATTTTTAAATACTTTCTGAACTTCCTCTGATGTTGTTATGTCAACTTCCGGCTCTTCTTTAGTTTCAGAAGCCACCTCTTCTACTATAGGAGTAACAACTTCTTTAGCTTTCTCTTCTGCTTCGATTTCAGCTTTGCGTTTAGCTTCGGCATCGTCAATCGCTTTTTGCTTTGCATCCAACTCTTCCTGTCTTTTTGCATTAGCATCATCGATAGCTTTTTGTTTTGCCTCACGTTCCTCACGCTCTTTTCTATCAGCTTCTTCTTTCGCCTTTTTTTCGGCTTCAAATTCTGCTTTTTCTTTGGCTAGTCTTTCAGCTTCAATTCGTTGGTTTTCCTTTTCGGTAAGGACTTGGATTTTGTCTTCTAACTGTTGTTTAAGAAGCTGTACTTTTGAAGCAAATTGTAATTCAAATTCTTCAAATTGAGTAACATCAGTTTTCTCTAAATTTTCCTCAAAACTAATTTTAAAAGTTTCGATTCCTTGAAAAGTCATACTTTCAATAACTGATTTTGAAGTCAAATAGAAAGCATCAATTTTTGAAGCTATCAAATCCTTTCTCTCCTGGTCCTTTCTTTCCTTTTCAAGGCGTTCAGCTTCTTTTTGAGCTTCATATCTACGAACCTCTTCTTGTTGTTTATTTTCGTGCTCAAGAGTGATAGTAATAAGTTGACTACTAAAGTCACCTACTTTTGTTCGAAAATCTTTTAGTTTTGAAGCAATTAGTCTTTCTTGCTTTTCAATTGTAGTTCTTGCACTAACCAGTGTAGTTCTTGCTTTCTTTGCCTCTTCGTAAGTTTTATTATCTGTAATTGCAACAAAAGGATTTTCTTTTACGATAGCTTCTTGTTTTTCTTTCCAGCCTTGTAATTCTGGAAGCATTGAAACCTCTATGGTTTCTAAATTGAAAGGTTTTGCTTTACTCATTTTTCTAAAATTTGATTGTTATTGTATTTTCTCTATTAAAATTGTTACTATTACTCCAAAAATTCCACCGATTAAAAAGGCAATCATTACACCGATTAAAAAAAGTGAAAACACTCTATTGGTTCTTTCGTTGTCGTAATTCATGATGCTTTTTTTAATCGTTTATCGAATTGCTCACACTCGTATTGCCACCTCATTGCGAGGATAAACTCGTCAAAGAATTGTTTTTCTTCTCCTGCTAAATCGACATATTGTTTGCCGTTTACTAGCCATTTACCATCTTTTCTATTTATTACTATTTTCATAATGATTTCAATTTTTTGAAAGTTGATATTGTTTCTTCTGAATAGACTAGCTTTACTCTTCGGGTTACGTGTCCAAATTTGTTTCTTATCTCTGGCATTGGAAGTCTATTTAGATTGTCTTGGATTTCAATAAAGTGATGAAAACCACTTTCTTTGATTTGAACTACCTGCAAAAATTTTCCTGAAGGAGTTTTATAAACGTCTTTAATTTCGATGGACATTAATTATATATTTTGATTCTTGTTACTAAAATGATGTTTCCTTTTTTAGAATAATCTTGAGTTAAATTTGAAATTGGTTTTTCAAATGCTGGATCCGAAATGATTTCTTTTACTCGTTCTCTGAATTTTCTATTTAGTAGCATAGTCCGGGGATGTTAGGTTAAACAAGTCGGTCATTGTTAGTCCGTTTTGTGGATTCAAAAATCCTTGACGAACTCTTGATTTTGCTTTCAAATTGATTGCTCTTCCAACCATTCTTTCGATAGCAATTAGTTCTTTGATTCTTAGCAAAACTTTGAAATACTTTGCTGTTTTTGGATTTCCACTTTGTGTATAGTGAAAAGTGTTATTCGCTTCAAGCAGTAAATCATATCTGCTTTCTAAAGTTTTTAATCTTGTAGTTTTCATAAGTGTTTCCATAACTTGTTGTTTTTTATGTCACTAATTACTGTTTTACTAATTCCATAAATAACAGCTAAATCTTTTTGTTTTAAACTGCTATTTCTGATTTCTAAAACTTGACTTTTAGTAAGTTTAGATTGATGGTGCTTTTCACCTTTTAAAGATTGGCTTAGTCCATTTTTCCAAGAATGATGGATATTTTCTTTTGGAGAATTCCATTCTAAATTTTCTGCTCGATTGTCGGTTTTGATTCCGTTTATGTGATTTACATAAGATTTGTTATCAGGATTTGAAACGAAATGGGATGCAACAATTCTGTGTATTGTTAGATTTTTTAAAATTCCATTTTTACTCAACTTTATCATTAAATAGCCTTCATTTGATATTGAAGCCTTTAAAATTCTTTGTGTTTTGTAGTTTGAACTTCTTACTAATCCAGTGATGCTTACTTCATAGGTTTGATAACCATCAATTATTTTCCAATTTTCTACTTTTTGTATTGAATTTTCCATACTTTTGTTGTCTCTAAAAGTTTTTAGTTATTTACTCGGTAACTGAAATTTGATTGTATTAAGGCACTCTAACCAGTGCCTTTTTCTATTTTGTCAAACTACCAATAATGTCAAGTTTTTGTTTTTCTGTGAGAACATTTGATAATTTACCCCGAGGGGCGGAGTTAACGGCTCCCAATTCCGCTAACTCCAATTCTAAGTATCTCTTACGGCTTGTAATCGAACTTAATCCTTGTATAAAAAGCTGCTCCTGAGTTTCTAACTCTCTTGCCTCTCTTTTTATGAATGCTATTTTTTGAAGTCTATTCATTTTTCTAATTATTAGAAAGTGATTTATGAATTAGCTCCTCTTCGAAAATGTCCTTTTCTTTTAACCCCGTGCTTTTGTAGAATTTTACGGCAGCATATTTTGTCAAGTTGTCTGAATTATTTGTGCCTAAAATTTCTACATTCCTTTCAGTAACTCCTAATGCAAGAGCCGTATATTGACGGAACTCTCTGTCATTTTTGATTTTTTCTAAGATTAATTGTGATACTTTCATTTTATTTACCTAATTTCGTTCGTAATTATTTACAAATATACAAAGTATTTACTAAGTACCAAATTATATACTAAGTTTTTTCTAATTTTTTATAAAATAATTTTTGCAACAATGAATGCTTCTGATAATCAAAAAGATATGAATTTTAAAAAACTCACCTTTTTACTTGAAAAGTTGAATTTGGAATTTCCTATTGCTGATTTATCAAGAAAAACAGGTTATTCAGAAGGGACGATAAGTCCTTATGTAAATGGAAAAATCAAACCTTCATCTAAGTTTTTACAAACTATTATAGATAAGTTTGATGTCAATTTAGACGGTTTTGAAGATTTAAATTATAAGCAACCAAATGTCTTATCTATAATTTCAGAGCCTACAGAAGATTACGGATTGAAAAAGGAAAATTTAGAGTTGAAGAAAGAAATACAATTTAAAGATGAGCAAATTGTATTTTACAAAGACAAAATAGAATTTCTGGAAAATAAAATATATGACCTTGAATTAGGGCATCAAAAAAAACAAAACGGCACAAGTTAAATGTGGTGTGGATTAATCAATTAAAATTATCGTTGTAAATTAAGTAATCAATTAAACAAATATATTATGAGTGGAACAGGAATATTATTATTAGGATTATTTGGAGTAATTATTTGTGGTTTAATCTATTTTTTACCAACAATAATCGCAAAAAAAAGAAAAAATCAAAATCAAAACACGGTATTCATTATAAATCTATTTTTAGGATGGACTTTAGTGGGTTGGCTAATTGCTTTAATGAGAGCCTTATCGGATACTCAAGCTGTAATTCTTTATACAACACCACAAAAAACAACCGCTTCAAGTGAATTAATGGAATTGAAAACACTAATGGATAGTGGAGCTATAACTCAAGAAGAATTTAATACTCAAAAGAAACGATTGTTAAAGTAAAATGAACGTTCCGGACAAAAATATTATGCACTTAATTGATCTTTTGATATTTCAAAAGCAAATTTCGTATGTAAAAGATTTTTGCAAAGAGATAGGAATGCAAGAGCAAACAATTTCAAAAATTAAAAAAGGCACTAATCATTTTACAGTATCGCAAATTGAAACTATTTGTAAAAAGTATAAAGTCAATGCCAACTGGGTTTTTGGCGTTCAAAAAAACATCTTTAATATTCCTTAACCCAAATAAATAAAGGAGTTACCATAAAAGGTTTACCGGCAACCCCAATAAATTCAAAAAACATAAAAAAGTAATGAATATGACTAAAAACAAATAATCAATAGCCTGATTTTACAGTAATTACAATAGGATAAAAGGGTAGTTTTCGTTTTCATAACCCTGAGGTCCCGAGTTCAAATCTCGGTCTCGCTACAAATTAAAACAATCGTTAAGCCCACTCCCAACAAGGGTTTAACGATTTTAATAAAAAATCTTACGGCTTGTAATTACTTAAATCGGCAACCCTACCGACAACCCTAAAGTAATTACATTATGGCAAAAAATTTATTATTTGATTGTGCGTACTCTGATCTATGGGTACATCCGGAGAACTGGAAAACATTGACTTCTCAAAAATCTTTGAAACTTGACTGGCGTGTGGAATGCAAGTTTTATGACCCAAAATTTAAAGAGAAGTATCCTAAAGGCTTTCTATTCAGAAAAAAACTAAACCGGTTCCGATCACTGGAGGACAGAAAAGCCGTTATCGAAACTTGGCTAAAGGAAATCCCCAAACTTTTTGAAGACAAGGGTTACAACCCAATCACTAAAAAGTACATGATTCCTGAACTTAAACCAGTTCCAGGAACTTTACACCCAAAACTCAATTTTACTGAAGCTCTAAAAATTGCTTATCCTTTGTTATCGGTTTCTGAAGGTGTGATAAAGGAACTTAGGCGAATTGTGGCCAAGGTTGAGGAATCTGCAATAAACTTGAAATTAGAATTTCCTATTTGTGAAATTCATAGTGGCCACATCCGTGATTTACTTGATCCTTTAGGTTTGACTAATAATGAGTATAATAAGTTCCTCACTCATTTGTCGATTGTTCTTTCTGACTTAGTGGAAAAAAGAATAGTTTTTCACAATCCAATTCGCGATATCAAAAAGAAAAAAACAGTTAAAAAAATCCGTGAAACTTTAGAACTGGATGAACTAAATAAAATATTTAAAATTTTGAAAAATGATAATTATACTTTTTATAGGTATGGTATGATTTTTTTTCACTCCGGAGCTAGAACCGCTGAATTATTCCGTGTTCAGAAAAAAGACGTTAATCTGTCCAAGCAGGAATATAAAGTCACGATATTGAAAGGTAGCGTTAGCAAGGAAGTAATTAAAGTAATTTTGCCAAACGTTTTATCTTTTTGGACAGAAATTGTCCAAGAGTGTACCGATGATGATGACTTCTTGTTTACAAGAGGGTTGAAACCTTCATTAGTTCCAATACAACCGTGTCAGATTAGCATAAGATGGAGACGGTGGGTGAAGAAAAAATACAATGTGACTGCTGATTTCTATGCTTTGAAACACTTGTTCTTAGACGAACTAGACAAAGCTTCAGATGCTGCTTTTAATTTTTCCAAAGGAATGGCATCTCATACCACAAATGTTACTGAAACTGTTTATTTAGTTGGTAGGGAGAAGCGAAAAAATGAAGCTTTAAAGAAGATTAACATTCAAGTTATAAACCAATAAATTTGCATATATGACAATTACAGACTTTTTAATTTCGGCAGCCGCTTTTATTTTTCTTGCTCGCTTTTTGTGGTTTTATTTCAAAAGTCATCCAAGTGACAAGTATCATAATGACAGTTGGAAAAACAGAAAAAAGTAAAACCCCTCAATTGAGGGGCTTCCTGTAGAATAAAATTAAAAATGTCAATCAATAACTCTATAGTTCTACAGCTAAAAGTTCCTTGCCTAAACTATGCAATGCAGTTTCTATTTTTTTTCGTTGGTCAATTCTTGGATTACGGTGTCCAGTTGCATAGTGCTGAATTTGTTTTTGATTAATTCCCGTAATTCTCTCCAGTGCTGAATTAGTGAATATTCCTTTGTAGTAGTTCAATAAACTCACAGTATCAAATTTATAAGCTATTTGATACTCTCCTTTTAGCATAGCTGGAATATTCTCATCGGTGTTGTATTCTTTCAAAAGTCTAATCGAATCTAAAACTGATTGCTTAACTTCCTCAACTGTGTCACCTCCAGCGTAAATTCCTTCTACATTTTCAGCATAAGCCGAAAACATATCATCTGTTTTCTCAATAATAATTTTTATTGTTTTCATATTTTCAAAACTTGGTATTAAAGAGCGGGGTTTATTTCAACCCCAACTCTTTAGTTATTTTTAATTCTAATCCCTTACCCATTTCTTTAGCTCCGTGATATGGAACTGGATAAGTTCTGCCATTTTTTTCATAGATGTAATGGCTTCCATCGGTTCGAATGTGTATCCAACCATTCTTTTTTACCTTTCGGTGGAATTCTGATGATTTCATAGAACTTGTTGTTATTAATTGACTATACAAAGATAGTCAAATTACTATCATTTGCAAACAAAAAAGCATTTATTTTTAATGAAATTCGAAAGTTTTTTTAAATCTGGCCACTAAGGGTTAGCGAGGTTTTCAGTTGTTTCCATTTTAGAACTAACTCAAATAAAAAAGCGCATCATTTATGATGCGCTCCTTCCCCAATTCAAACTAATTAACCAAAACTATTTATTTACAAAATACATATTTCCACTTATGGTAACTGCTCCGGTTCCTGACGCAAACCAAAAAGGAATTAAACAATGTCCATCGTACAATCTTAAATCTAATTTTTTTGCAAATGCCACTTGTCCAACATTTGCAATTGTGCTACTGCAAGAATATAGTTCTTCAAAACAAACAATACTAATTGCACCGGTAACTAATGATGTTCCAAGAGCAACCGATTGAATACTTCGAACTCCTTTATCTCCTGCTTGAAGTTGGAATTTTACAAATGATCCCACAACGGCTGTAGCAGGAAATGAAGCTATTGTTGCTGTTCTTCCTGATACTCCATCGCTATTCGTATAAGACATAGTCATATTAGTAATTGCACTTGCATTTGTAGTAACTGTAGTTACCAAAACACCTGCTTGAATTCCATCGCCATTTGTCGCTCCATTGTTATCTCTTGCAGGAAGTGTTGGCTGCGTAAATGTTTGTGCTGTTAATGTTGTGACGACTAACCCTGTGTTTATCCATAAAATATCAGCTATTATAAACTGGCCTGTTTGTGTGCCTACAATATTACCATCTCGTAAATACCAAGCTCCACTTGCTGGATTTCCTACATTCATACAACCTACATCAGCAGCTTGAGTTCCGTCTGTATTACGACCATTTACTCCGGGAGTTCCAGGAGCCCACGCACCAGGAAAACCAGTATCTTTAGAAAAACAATAAATAACACCAGCAGCTTCTGGGACTGTTCCTACTTTGAAAATACTTCGAGATTCACCTATCTCATTATTTTGTTCTGAGTTTTGCTGTTTTTCACGTCCTGAAGCATCAATAACAGTTATTTTATCATTGACAATTCGCAAAGCTTCTCCATTTTGCAAAGTACATTTAAGCAAAATATATTCTGTTCCGGAAATGTCTTTTTTTAATTTTATAGCTTGAGTAACTCCATTATTAAAAACATTTAAATATTGAATTTTTCGAGAAGTTGAAGCTGCTGGAGCTGCTACTATTGTAGTAGTAGTAGCAGTTGAAATTGCATATTCCGCATCTGCTGGATTAGAAGCGTCAGCATCTGTAATATCAGAATAGCAAACTTCAACGTGAATACTTCCTGCAATTGATGTTTCAATTTCTAAAGTTTTGGTTGTGGACGATAATACTAATTGCATAGGGTTAATTATTTAAAATGGTTCGCAAACGTCTTACTTTTAAATAAGACAAACCACCTCCAGCACTTGGAGGCGTTTCATATTGTCCTGACTCATTCAGGAACTTTCCAGTTCCTGTTGGGTTGGCTTTATTTTTAACTTGTTTTCCGTCCGTCATTATACGTTGTATTCAAATGAAACTTTATCGGTTATGGCTAATTGATAGCCTGCAATACTACCATTCCAATACAATTTATCTGCTGTAATAATTGCATTGAAAGCTCTAGCCGTTGCTCCTGAATCTCCACTGAAATAACAGTCTTTAGTTTTAACACCGTTGCCTATTTCTGGCTTATCCCCATTTACAATTACTTCAACAAAACTTCCACCGTTTGGAGTAGAAACCATTCCGGTTGCACAAGCCACATCACCATCAGCTGTGGTGACACTTGCTGTCATAAACTTATTGCTTGTACTTGGATTTGCACTTGTAAGCGTTACAAAGTTTGATACTACAATAGCAGTTGTTCCAACAATTATGGCGCCCGTATTTGTAATTCTAAACGATTTATTGGCATCAGTTCCTTCTTCGACAGAAACAGCCGCTTGTGGAGTTACTTCTGAATTTCCATCAGAATCCGTTGCTCTTGTCATTGGAGTAGCTGCTCCGTTCCAAATGTAAATCCAGTTTTGTGATCCTGTAGATTGTCCATATAATAACACACGGTCACTTGTATTCATAGATACACCTCCAATTGTTGCGCCTGGAGAAGCTACAACTATATTCGTTGCTGATGCTGCTCTAACTGATGCTTTCCAATCTTGGTTGTTGATGGATTGCGCTAGTTGAGTATCAACATAGGTTTTACTTGCTGGCGAGTTTGCACCTGAAGGAGTTGTTGGCAAGGCTGCCATTTTAGCTTCGGTAATTGTTCCGTCTTTGATTTGTTTTCCGTCTTGCATAGTTTCTATATTTTTCTAAATATTAATAAATCAGTTGTTTTTAATTGAAATTCGTCTAACCAAATCAGTTTCCAGTTTCCGGATATATTTTGAATTTGGTAACTTTTATCTTTAAAATAAATGCTGTCATTTATAAAAAGATTAGATTGTATTGTTGGCTCTGAAAATATATTGAATTGTGTTTGATCGTCTTGTGTAACTGCTAATTCAATATCTGTATAAACACTCGGTTCTCCCTTGAATCCTCTTTTGCCTAAAGGCGAAATAATAACAGAAGTTTGTTTTTTCTGGTTTATGATATTGACATTAATTTGCTTTGTCGTTTCATTTACGACAACATCATACCTTTTTACCGTTTGGTTTATCGTTACTTCCATAATTATTTAAAAATAGTCCAGCTATGTGTTGGAATTGCTTCAATTTCGCCATTAGTTAATGTTAAAATCACATCAAAATAATACGTATTAGCAGGCACATTCATTACTCTTGAATTGAAAAGTAATCTTCCATTTGTTGGTGTTGGCACTAAAATAGTATTGTCACTATTTTTGAATTCGAAAATAGTACTATTGTTTACTTTGAACTGTGCCAAAATGCCAACTCCAGTTAAATTCTTAGGAATAATAGTTCCATTATCGTCGGTTTCAGTAATTATAAATTCAGCACCATCCCAAGTTGTGCCTTTTTTGTGATCTGCAAACGCTTTTGGTATTGACATTTTGTTTGATTTTAGATTAAGCTATTTATTTTCTTCAATATTTATAATTCTACTTTCGCCACATTTATCAATCAGTTTAACGGTTCCTTGTTTTTTGCCTAAAAATCTGGTCTTGATGCCAAGAAAACTCCAAGGCCTTCTTTCCCAATAACCAATAGCGGTTGTGTTTCCTGAAAATATCCGATCTGTAATATTCAAACCTAAAATACCATTTTGATAATTGATATTTCCTTTTATGACTAAACAAGCCGTACTGTCTTTTATTGGAATCACAATATTTTCTTTTGAATTTATGGCAGCCAAAACACTTGATAAATCAGTATTTACAATTGTTGTATCTCGATACTTCAATAAATGATTCATTACCGAAGTGACACGGTTAAGCTTGATATTATTTTCTTTCAGCAAAGCTTTGTAATCGTCATTCTGCTTCAAAGCGGCCATCATTTGTTTGTCGGTAAAAATCAATGTTTTCACTCGTAAAGAATCAAATCTAGCGTTTGATAAATCATTAGCTTCAGTATCTTTTTTGAATTCTGATTTGTCGAGATAATCTTTTACAAACCAAATTCCGGCACACACCAGGATCAGTATTATTCCGTATTTTATGTAATTAAGATAATTCATTTGTTGTTTTAATTATTGACGTTAAAAACAAATTATGATAACCGGCAATTGTACCCGCTTTATCGATTCCATTAATTATTTTCCTTGCACCTACAGGATTATCGGTAGTTTCATTGAAATAGATTTCAAGACATTTTCCTGTGAAATCTCCAAAAGAAGATGCTCCTTTTGTCATTCCTTCAAACATTATTTTGATTGCATTTTGCAGTATAAGTGCAAGCTCTGGATGGTTCAATAAATCAACTCCAATTAATCTTCCCATTAATTGATAATTCTCGTACCAAGTCAATTGCACAAATCCACGTCCGTAAAATATTTGATTAGGAGTTGAATATCCAACACCCGACATTTTTACTTTCTGACCATACTTTCTTTTGCGACCTTTGCCGTATTCTTCGATAGGTTGCATCGTTTTTGCTGTTTCGTGCCAAGCAGTCGCCAGCATATAAGCCAACCATCGCAAATCATCGTGTTCAGAAGCTTCCCATTCATCAAAAATAGCCGTGAAGCCTTCAACCTGATTTGTATTCAGTTTGCCAAATGATTTTCGAATATTATCGAAAGTTGATTTTCTATTGATCATCTTTTCTGATTTTTCTATAAAAAGTATTTATCAATAACTCGACTGATTTCATTCCGGAGTATCCTAACAAAAAAGCTATTCCATACAAAACAGAAGGGTTAAGATTAAACCAGTTTGCCACCACCGGTGTTAGATAATTTGCGGAAAGTCCTCCCGACAATACCGTCAAAAATTGCTGTGTCCTTGTCATATTCTTTGATTTTGTTAAAAAAACCACCGCCCCGCTCATTCCAGCTATAAAAGTTTGTGATTCTATTCCTATGTATTTCAAAAAGTAGATTATATCCATTTTATTGGGGCTTATAAAATTTTTAAATAAAGGCGCAATTTCTCACGCCCTATTAGTTTTAAGCTGCTGGCGCATCGGCACCAAAAATCAAACCTATTCCACCAAGAATAGTGGCGATGGTTGATGTTAATGTCACCTCGGTAACATTGCCTGTTGTGATTGCAAAATACAATCCTACAATTCCACCAGCTATCATTGCTATTCCTGCTGACGTTGTTTTCCAATTTTTCATAATTATTGTGTTTAAAGTTTATATTATTTTGTAAGCATCTTGAAACAGTTTTTAAAACCGTCTTTGTAATATTGTTTGAGCAATTCAAAAAGAAATTCTCTATCTCGTTTATTTAGTTTTTTGGCGAAATCTTTCAATGTGTATGGCCGTGCTTCTATGTAAACATCTTCTTGTGTCATTTGAACAAGTTTTTAATTGCTTCAAAGAATTTTTGCCAACCTGATTTTTTCTTAATAATTGCTTTCGGCTTTTCAATTGGCACTTCCCATTTAGGCACACTCAAACTAACTTCTACATCTTTCATATCCGTTTGCATAATCGGAAATGTTTCTCCAATTGTGTAGGTTGAGTTTCCTGATGCTACTATGCTACTTTGCCCGAAGCATACCGTTGTGAATAGTATTAGAAAATATTTTTTCATCGTTTCTAAAACTTAAAACTCAATCGTACCAATCCATTATTTCGCCACTGGTTCACACCATCATTAAATTCCATATCGGAGCGGTAATCCCTGTATGCTCTTAATCCAATGCTGACATTCTTGCATAAATTAGTGTCAATCCCACATTCATAACCAAACAATGGATGTCCACCATTTCGGGCAATAACTCCTAATCTTATTCCAGAATAGAATCTTGTTTTCTCCCACATACCACGTGTAAAACTCAAACCAAAACTTCCCACAAAATCAGTATAGCCGTTTTTCAAGGCAGCAAAATTGGTAATTGAAAACCGCTCGTATAAACTCCTGATATTCTCGACTTCAATTCCTATATGCAAGCCGTTTTCCCTAATTGAAGCGCAAGGGTCAACCGCTACTGAAAATTGCTGAAACTCTGTCGTATTCAAACGAAATTGACTTTGAGCAAAAGCAAATGAAGTGATTAGTAATAATAGGATTAGGTTTTTCATTAGTAAACTATCATTAAAGTTCCTGTTGGTGTTCGATAGAATTTACCTGTTGTCAAACCTCCTGCTAAAGCCGCTGTATTATCTGCATATACTGGCATCGTTGTAGCTGTTATATATCCTTCGTTATCGATTTTTAATCGAAGGGTTTCTGCTTGCATATCTGTACCACTTGCAAGTTTTTGTCCTGTCCAAAATTCAATGTTAGATGAACCAACGCCCTTTCCTGTGCCTGAATAAATCTTATAAGCTCCACCATTAAGATTTGCAGTACCAACTCCCGGCGATGACTGTAAGTAAACATTAGCGCCATTACTTATATACATACTACCATCAAGCAAAAACCCCATAGCAGAACCGTACCAAGATAATCCCATAGAACCAGTATTAGCTACAGTGACAAAACTACCAGTACCACCAGCGTAATATCTGATTTTATTAAAATATCCAGAAGTAAAAGACAAACCAGCAGAACCAGTAACATCCGTATATCCGTCTTTTAAGACCTCGAAATTAGTCACGGAGGCTTTAACGTAGAAAACACCTACATATTCAATCTCTGCCCCTACATTAACCCCACGCTCCTTGATAGAAGCGTTGGGGTCTAATACTATTGCAGTAGTGAAATATTCTTTATCGTTTAACCTAAAATTAGATTGAGAAAAAAGAATGGCTGGAAATATTAATAATATAAATAACTTTTTCATTTTAATATACTATCATTAACACCCCTGTGGAAGTTCTATAAAAATCCCCTACAATAAGTCCGTTACTTATAGCATCGGTATTGTCAGAATAAACAGGACAAGTAGTTATATTAAAATTACCTTTTTCATTAAAACTACCTCTAACAGTTTCAATCTGCATATTTGTTCCAGAAGTGGTTTTTTGCCCTGTAATAAATTGTATTTTCGAAGAACCAGTTCCTTTCCCTGTTCCGGCTTTAAGTGTTAAAGTTCCTCCGTTAAGATTAGCTGTTCCGCTTGCGAATAAATTTAACTTCCATAAACCTCCACATTGACAATTGGCTCCATCAGTCCCGTAAATGTTACCTACGGTATCGGTAACTAAAGAAGTAAAAGGGTGATTACTAAGACTACCCTGCGCTATAAAGGCTCCAGTTCCGTCAGTTTGTAAATATGTAACTCCGCTTGAAACTAAATAAACATTTCCATTTGGAGTTATTGTTCCAGATGTATATGCTCTAGAAGGTAGTCCTAATGGGTTGAAATCTCCGGCTCCATTGGTTTGCATATAAACATCTCCAATACCCGATACAGTAGAGTATATATTTCCATTTGGGTGTACTAATACAATTTCATAGTTTCTTGCTGTAATTCCAGATAAGGAATTAAACGAACCACTATTGTTGGTTCTTTTGTATATTAAACTATTTCCTCTTGTTCCGTATATATTATTATTAAAATCTGCGTATAAATAACTCATTACCATTCCAGTGTTCAAAGAATTAAATGCTGTACCTCCGTTCGTAGATATATATATATCTGGAACGGATAATCCAGATATATATATATCTCCGCTCACGCTTGAAGAAGCAATAGTTCCGACCTGCGCAATTCCGCCATAAATACGTGAACTAGTACCTGTCGCACCCGTTTGCACATAAACCCCTCCGTTACCCCCGTTCGCTACTGTAGAATATAGATTACCATTAACGTTAAAAGACAAAGATTTATGCCAAAAAGCATCTGGAGACGTATTAACATAATCAGTAGAAAGTGCATAATTAACCGTAGTTCCTGATGATAAAATCAAATCTCTTCCGTTTATAGTACTTTCACTTCGCTCTACCCCTATTTCTTTATTTGACTGATTCCCAAGCGTCAAATCTTTTGTAGGCGCATTGACCGTTCCAATTCCTAAGAACGTTCCTGTATCGAAAATTCTACTATTTCCAAAAACATTCGTACCTGTTACTTTTGGGAGATAGTTTGTAGTAACTGAACCGAAAGAAGATAGTTTGGTATTTAATTGAGTTTGAATTGCACTTGTAACTCCATTAACATATCCTAATTCAGTCGCTGTGGTTGAGCTTGCTGTTGGCAATCCATTTGCATCTGTTGCAACTGCTCTACTCGGTGTTACCGTAGTTTCTTGTAAATTTCCTGTTGCATTTGTAGTTTCCCATTTGTAGTTGTTTCCGGTTGAAATATTTTTCTTCAAAGCCAAAGCATCATACACCACATCCTCACTCGGAGAATAATCCGTAACTCCATTCCTCAAAAATTGCGTAACCGGATAACGAGGTTTAGGAATAACAGGCGTGTGAACCGTAGAATCACTAAATATAGAAGCTATCGCAATGGTATTGACAGGTATTGTTGGCGATGCAGCCGTTCCAGCGCTTTCAGTTCCCACAACTCTTACAGCTGTATTTGAGGCGTTCAAAACAATTAAATCTATTCTTTGATACCCAGAATTTGCCAACGGTATAGTAATAACAACTGGCGAAGCATTGGTATTAGTAACGTTATTTATTTTCCAAGACCAACCAGCATTTAAAGTAAAATCATTGATTACAAGTGAGCTTCCAGCATCCGTAACTACATAAGTGTTTGGGTTTATTTGGCTTTTTATGGCGTCGATTTCGTTTATTTGACCTTTATCAGTTGGCGATAATAAACCAGCATTCGTTGTGGTTGCCAATGGTAAAACCGCATCATTTCCGGTGCTAGAAAATACCGTTCCACCTGTAGGACTTGCCGTATAATCTAAATTCGTTGTGCCTTTTATTTGAGAAACAGGCAAAAACTTCAACAACTTGGTGCTGCCATTGGTCAGAACCACGCTGTCGTGTAAATTACCTACGGGTAACTTTGTCAATTTAACATTAGAATACGACGGTGTCGTTTGTGCCGTCATTGCTAAACTCATCGTTAGCAGCAAGAAAATAAGTACTCTTTTCATTTTATTTTTGTTTTTTGGTTATTAAATGTCAAATGATGCCAGTAAGGTTCTGTCACCACTTATGTAATTTGCATTGATAAATTGCCCTTCGACAAACCCAATGCAGTAATCACCTGCTTCTAAAATTTCGTTGTTCGTGTTTCCTGGCACTTTGAATATTTGAAGCTCTCCGATTGGGTAGATTTTGATTGTGATTGTGCCTACGTATTCATAAATTCCGTGTCCTGTAGTGGTAAATCTTAATTTAAAATGGAGTAGTTCCTTTGGTTTATGAACAAAATCAACTTCATTTGGAAATGAAAATGTGTAGTTTCCAGCTCCAGAATATAAATGTTTGATTAGGCAATTTTCCGTACCATCATTTTTTATATACAAATCCCGTCCTGAAAATAAAAAAGGATTTGTCCAATGGTTAATTGAACGTAGTTCAGTGGCTCCTCCACTCAACAAAATTTTGTTTTGAATGGTTTCTAAAATAATGAAATTGATAACTCCAGATTGTAAGGATGAAATAGATTCGTTTTCTGCTTTTGGAATGTAAGCATCCCCAACGATTGGAGATGACAAATCCCCAATCGTTGAATCTGTGACAATGTAATAAGTCACATACATATTATCATTTGGAATTTCAGGCGCGACTAAAATAGTAGCACTTTCAGGTCCTGGATATCTAGTAAAACCATTTGCAGGATTTGGAACTACATATTCAATACGACTTTTTCCAGCAGCACAATATGGAATTGGTATAATGACATTTGCAGGATTTGAATAAGTAATACCTAATAATTTCCATATCCAATTAGCATTTACTGTTAAGTTAGTTCCAGTCAATGTAAATCCAGCCTGTGAAATAAATTTATTATTAGTTGGACTATCTGCCAAAGGATTATAAAACGGCGTGTACTGAAGTGAAATTAATCTATTGTAGAAATCTTCTGCATTTGTGAAAGTTTCAACTGCACTTGTACCAGTTTCATCGACAATTGTAATATCCTGAACTAAATAATTGTATCTTTTTGCACCGTCAACTTCAACAATTTTAAAATTATTTCCATCCAATGAAATCTCAAAATCAGAAATAGCAAATTTTTGAGTGTTCAAATCATTATGAACGTGCCAAAATACTTTGGTGCTTTTTTTGATTATTTTTAGAGTATTTGCCATTTTTTAAAATTAAATAGGTGTGCAAACAATAGCTCTTACTGCGTGAACTATTGAACTTGCTATTATCATTCTGCATTCATCGTCATATAATAAAGATGCGTATTGAGTTGCTCCAAATTCATCCAAATAAATTACAGTACCCCCCGTTACGTGAATTGCATCAGGAAATGTGTCAATTCCTGTATAGTGAAATACATATAAAGGCAATGTTGTCAGGTCGTCGCCAAAAGTGGTTGTAATCACATTTGAAATTTGATTATCGCAACTATTTCCGTTACATATAATTCTGTATTTTATTGCTGCTCCTAAAGAAATTCCCGTAACACTTACCGTTGCAGTCAATGAGTTTGAACTTGCGACTGCTAATGTGGTCCAAGTAGTGCCACCATCTAGCGAATATTGCAATTGTGCTGTTCCTGTTGTATAATTGAATCCATTGTTATCCCAAACATAAGTAACGTTGTCACTCGTTGGATCTTTGGTTACTGAAACTAATGTTGGAATTACACAAGTGCTTGAGGTTGTGTTTTCATAGAAATAAATAGCAGGAGTTCCGAAACTATCTACTGCACATTTTGGAGTAATCCGAATGTGGTGTGAAGTCATTGGATCGTTATAAGTAGCCGAATTTTTAAGCGTTGCCAAAACTAATCCCGTTGGAACTTGCCAAGTTGATTCACTATCGGTACTTATTTCGACAATCATTCCAAATGGAGTTCCTGAATTTGTCCAGCTTGCCGTCATTGTAGAAAATACAAGATTTGCCGAAATTCCTGAAACTGTAGCCGTGCAAACTGGAATGATAATATTTAATTGAGTGGCAAAAGTTCGAGTTTCTTCCGTTGGATTGGCTTCAAAATCAAGTTCGAAAAAGTTAGAATCTACAACTCTATCGCCTTTGGTTGGCTGTGGTTTGTTGCTTATTCTTTTGCCATTGATATAAATTAGGTCGTGATTTAATAGCACTACCAAACGGTTAAACGTGAAGAAATCGCACACATAAAACTTGAATTTGTCTATGTAAGTGGTTATTTTTCGAAGTGAAATGATATTACCCGATAATTGAGTGTATTCGTTGCTTTCGCTGGATGTATCAATATCAGATTTGAAACATTGCAAACGAATAGACTGAAAATAATTGGCACGGTCATACGAAATCCCTTTGAAATAACTTTCTTTTTTATAATCAAATCGGGTTGTTTCTTCCTGTAGATTGTCTGTAATTAAAAAGGCAGTCGAAAACCAAACGGCATCCGAAACGGTATGGGAAATTTTTAAGTGTAAAAGTTCTAAGTGATAATCAATTCCGATATTACCAAACTCAAAGGCAATTTGTTTAATTCCTTTGATGTCTGTGAATTCATCGTAGAAAAAGGAATCGGTAATATCTTGAAGTACTTCCTGACAGGAATTGATTAACTCAACTTTGATGTTTCCGGCAAATGAAATGTCACTATCTAAATTCGTTATCTGAAGAAACAACTCGCTTGGAAGCATTTGCACATAACCACTATACATACTTCTTGAAACAAGTATGTTTTCGTTTAGCGATGCTTTGGCAAAGTCGTTTTTGAATAACTGAAGAAAGGAGTTGTCTATTTCATAATTGCCGTAATCGAGTTTTAAAGTTTTATCCTTACAAAAATAGAAAATTCTTTTTTATTTAGATTGAATAAGAATAATGTTTTTTATAAATTTTCCAATGCTTCCAATAATTCGTATTCTGAACCATAAATCATTCCGTTCAAACTTACTTTGTCAAATCGGTGTCGGTTGCAAAGTGGAACGTTATTTATATCAAAAGCCGTGAAGTATTCGCCTGTGATTTTCCACCATTCAGAAGCTCCAGAAAGAGTATAGATTGCATCATTTACAGTTAAAATCCCACCCGAATAAGTTAAAATTATGGTTTCACTTTCGTATTTTTCTTCCAAAGTCAATTTCAATTCAGCAGTTGACCAGGTGTAATCTAAATCTTTGATGAATCCTTTTATAATATTTCCTTCGATATTGTAACTTCTTATAAATCCTCGGATTATTTTTAGAGTTTCTAATAGTGTTATAACCTGATTGAAACTTGCCACTACGACAATATCAAATGTTTTCGGTGTTACTAATGGAGTTTGCAAACTTGAAACGGGAATATCTGCTTTTTCAATGTAATTTATTCCGCTTTGAAATATAGTTTCTAAAGCAGGATCATTTTTGAAATAAGAATTTCGAATAGATTTGAGTAAATTGAAACTGCAAGCTGTGCGCAAATACGATTCCCAATGTTTCATATTTCTACGAATGGTATATTTCAAATTAGGATAGTTTTTAGAATTTGTATTTCCTGAAACTATAAAATCTTCATCAGCTCGGGTTTGCCAAAGTACATCCGTGTAATAGAATTTCATTGTTATGTAAGCATCACCCGTAAATGTGGGAACAAAACCCACCGGCGATAAAACAAGCATTGTTTGAGTAATTGAAATAACGGTATAATTTCCAGCGTTTGAACCTGATACTATTTGAAAATTATCACCAACATTAAAACCTAAAACATTCCAATTGATAACAGATTCTTCGATTGTCGCACTCGATTTCTTGTTTAAAATAGTTAGTTTTCCATCCGATAGTTGCATTTGTAATTCGGAAGAAAACTCATTGAAAGTACCTTCTGGAAGTGGAACAATATCGACAATATAAACTTTGTCATCATTCTCATCGGAGGTTTGCGGGGTTTTAATTTCTAAATCGACGGCGACTTGTTGGGAAAATGCAGAACGTATCAAATCGATTCCAACCTCTTTTTTATTTTCAACCATCAAATTAGGCACTATCCATTCACTTTCTGTATGAACGTCTCCCGTTGTATTTGCGGTTAATCTGTTTTGCTCATACGTTTTATATCCAAAACTAAAAACGTTGATTTTATATTTGTCGTTCCAGTTTTCTTTAAATCCTTCGCTTGGTTTTATTTGGAAAACACCAATTTCGGTGTTCTCATAAAAATCAGGATATTGACCTTGAAATATTTTATCGTGCATTATTTCAAAATCTCCATTTACTTCTTGAGTGCTTCCCATAACATTATTGAATGTCGTAGTGAATGGCCGTGTCAAATCTTGGCTTATCAACGCTCGATTATAGCAAACTTGGTCGTAAAACTCACCGCCAACATCAAAACGTGGAGCCACAATTGGTAAATTGTTAATGAATTTCGAACACTGTTTCATCATATCAATGTATCGAACCCCTTTTACAACTGTATTTAAAGCAAAGGTATTGGCGGTCACGTTTAGATTGTATTGTGAAATTTGAGTATATGCTCTAAATATTCCGATTACTGCGCTTTGGCGAGTTTTAACCCATAAATAAACCCATATTTTTGCATCAATTGGCAAGTATGGAATATTTACTGTATAATCGTGAATCGGGTTTTGATACGTATGACCTTCTTCTTGGTAAAAAGCGAAAAGGATTTGCTCACCCATTGGTACGTTAATGTCGGTTCCCCATCGAACAATAAATTTATTATCGGCATAACCATTCCCACCATCGGCAACGTGCGTTCTTTGATTGACAATTAAATCCTTAATGTCTATTTTAATATCCGTTAAAATAGATCGCGCCTGGATAATTGCGAAGTTTTCAGCAATAGAATCGTTACCGTCACCATTTTGCACTACTTGATTTGGAAAAGCCAAAGTATTGTTTATTTCCTCGACTGTTTTTGTTGCTGCATTATTACAGTAAAAATAATTATGGCTGTTGCTACCGGAACCAGTGGAACTTAAAGCTGCATCAAAAACATTAGGACAATTTAATGTACTTGTTTTTAAAATTGGTACTGACTTTCTTAAGAATTTGAAAGTTTCAGCGGGTGTTATGGTTTCATTTTTTGCATTTTTGGTACTGAATAAATCAATAATCGTTTCTTCGTGTTTCTTGTAATTTGCAACCTGATTGCTTTGAATTACGGAGCACGCAAAAAAAGTATTCCCATCAGTATCTGGGTTTGCCATATCGAGCAAACCTGTTGTAAACAAAACACCTTCTTTTTTCAGAATGTATTCGATTTTTCCCTCGAAACCAAAACGGTTGTAAGTTTCTAAAATCCATTTTAAACCGTAATCTAAATAAAAAGAAGTGCGTCCATCCGTGTCTTGCATTTGTTCGATGCTCGATAGTTCTACATTGGCATCGTAAAAAGATAAATTGATTGTGTCATTACCATAAATTATATCACGGCTGTATCTGGAGTCGTTTTGTTTTACTACAAAATTTGCAGCATCAAAACCTGACGGCTCTGTGATTTGATAAAGTTCCGTATTTCCTAAACTGATAAAATTTAGAAAATGTTCAAAGGAATTGGTGTCTAGGAAGTTGTTCATAATTATACGCTTTTGCCTTTGAATATTACACGATCAGATATTCCTTTTTGAATCATAACTGACAGTTGATTTTTTCCGTTGTTATTTACTGCATTCACAATTTTAGAAGCGTGTTTTCCGAACTGTTCGCCTATTTTACCGTAATCAATTGTTTGTTGTTGCGCACTCATTCCATAACTGGAAAACATTGTTTGACGAATAATTGCCGAAATATCAGCAGGAATAATCTTATCACCTTTGACAATATCTGTCAAATGTGCGCCAGAATCTGAACCGAAACTTTTAATATTGCCGGAAGCATCCGTGTGAATTTCTGCTCCATCTTCATCAACAATCGCTTTTCCTGTGTAGGGTGCATCATTAGTACCTTCAGCAAACATTTTTATACCTACTATTTTTGCAACATTAGACAATCCCATTCCAACTGAAAGAGCAGCTGCTGCAACTCCAGCAGCAATTCCCCAAGGACCAGGAAAAGCTTCTACCATTCCGGCAAAAGCAGAAGTTGCAGATTTGTAAGTATCCATTGTTACTTGAGCAATTGCAGCCGCTTTTCCAACGGCGCTTTCTTGTCCGAAAACGGCAATAACATTGTTTAATCCATCTTCGAGTAATTTCTTTTTATTGTCGCTTACTGTTTTATCAATTAGCTGTTTGTTAGCTGCAATTTCATCATCGATTTCTTTTATTTTTTCAGCATCATCTTTATATAATTTTCTTAAATCCTTAAGCCTTTTATCTTCTAATTTGAAAGCATCTTTTGCTTGTGCTAATGCACTTTTGTTGAGAAGTTTATTTTTGTTTTGCTCGTTTTTTACCTCAGTATTGATGTTTTTTACTTTGGTATTTAGCAAATCAGCATCGAGTTTCTTAATGTCTTTATCTTTGGATTCTTCCAGTTTTTGAATACCTTGTAAATATTTCAACTGGTTTGCCGTTAAAGCTCCATTTGTTTTTGACATTTGTTTTAACTTCTCGTCCGAAAGGGATTTGTCGATATTCAATTCATCACGCATTCCTTTTTTATGAATGTCTAATGATTGTTGAATGCGTTTTTTTTCTTCATTAACCAATAAATCAGTCAATGTTTTTCCTTCCTTAATTAAGGTTTTGTTATTTAGATCATACAGTTCAATTTCAAATTTAACACCATCTTTTTGGATTTTTTCAAGTGCTTTTGTTTTTTCATTTTCAATTTTTATGAGTTCTTGAGCTGTTGCATTCTTAATTGAAACATAACTAAGCTCGTCTAAAGACAACTTTTTATTTTGAGCTATTTTTTTATTTAAAATATCCTCATCAACTTTCAATCCTATTAAATTCGTATTCAATTCAGCCTGCGCAATTCCTTTTTTTAGATTTTCAATAGCCTGAACGTGTGCAATGTTTTCTGAATCTAATTTTGCCGATTGGTCATAGGCTGCAATCTCATTGTCAAGCGTGATTTTCATCGTCTTGATCGCTTCTTCAGCTGTTTTCTTTTGGCGGTTTAATTCTCTTTCAGCGTTTTTTTCTGCTGTTTGTTGTGCTTTTTCATCGTCTTTTTCTTTTTTCTCTCTTGCTTTATCTTCTTTATTTTGTTTGTTTTCTGCCAATTTATCACTAAAGTTATTTGCTTTTTCAACAACTCTGGAAGATGCCTCAATAAGTCCATATCTTTCAACTTGTATTTTTCTCAAATGGTCTATTTCATCTTGATCTAAATTGTATTTCTTTTTTATTTCTTGTGCATAATTTGCATTTCCTTTGGCTAATTGTTTCATATCCTCCTCTGAAATTTCTTTTCCATCGGCAAGTTTCATTCTAGCTGCCGCTATTTCTTTATTATTTAAAGTTAATTTTGCTGCTACATTTTCTTTTTCCATTTCGATAGCTTTTGCTAACATTTTCATTCTTTCTTCTTCTGAAAGAGTTCTATTTTTTGATTGAGTAATTAGTTTTGTGATTTCCGCTTGTGCTTTTGCACTTGAAAGTTCTAAAGCTCTTTGACTTACTATGATTTCTCTATTTGCTGCCGCTAATTTATAAGCCTCATCCGCCGCCTTACTTGTTTCAGCTCCTAGTGATGAAAATACTTCTCCTAATGATTTAGTTCCCGTAACCAAAGCAAAAACAGAAGATTTCAACACTTCAAAAACTGCCATTAATGCCGCAAACGCATCTTTTATTGGATTGATTACCGGTGCAAAATCCTTGAAAATATATACTAATACTCCGAAAGCTAATACTACTGCTGTGATTGGAAACAATAAAATTCCTAAAGCGGTATTTAATCCCCAAGTTGTTGCTGTAGCTGCTACTTCTGCGCCAGCTGCTACATCTGTAGTTGCTGCTAATCCAACTTGAGCAACCGACATTCCTTGTGTTGCAACTGCGCTTGCTTCTGTCGCTATTGTTTGCGCTTTTTCAGCCATTGTAAATCCAGCTACTTGAACTCTCGATTCTGCTGTAGCGATTGCGTTTGCTTCGGTTGCGATAGTGCTTTCTTCAATGGCAATAACTCCAGCTTTTTCAGTAGTAATCATTTTTACTTTAGCGGCAACATAAGTACCTACATTTTTAGCACCATTAACAACTGCATCGCTAACATCTTTTATTTTTGTAACTGCTTGAGCCCCGCTTTGCACAAATCCTATAGCGGTATTACTTAATTGACCTATTTTACCAGAAAACAATCCAGTTTGTTCCATAGCAGATTTTACGCCTCCAGCATAATCCCCGATTTGCATTTTTTGCTTTAATGCAGCATCTCCATTTGCTTTAATGAATGCGTTATTTTCATCTAATTTAGCATTGAAAGTTGTCAACTGTAATTGTCCTTCAACAGTGGTTAGATTAACGTTGTTTCGAGCTTGCGTAAGCAATGTATTTTGAGCTCTCGCTTCGGCAATAGAAGTCACTTCTTTTTTCAAAGCTTCGCTATTCAAATCAATTATTTGAGCAGATGCTTTGTTGTTTTGATTTTGCTGTTGGGTTTGTACGTTAACTGCGGCAATTTGTTTAGCTACTTCAGATTGTGAATATTTCAATTTTTCTTCTGCTTGAGCCAATTTATCTACTACTTCTTTTGTTGTTTTTCTTGTCTCGTTAGATTTTTGCTGCGCTTCTGTAAATCCTTTTATGCCAGAAACATCTTTAAAAGGTTTCATTGCTTTATCTGCATCTATAGCGACATCGAGAACATTTTTAGAAAGTAATAAAACCGTTTCATTTAGTTTAGTCATTTCAGCTATTGCATCTTTTAATCCTGGTATATTGAATTCTTGTGCCATTAGTTTTCTTTTTTAGATTGTTGTTGTTCAAAAATTCTTAACATTTGTACCCATTCTGAAACTACGGTTTTGAAGCGGTCAATTTTAAAACCTGCTTGAGATAAAACAGCGAGTGATCTGTCGAATTCGTTTTCGTCTTTGGTGTTTTCTTCGGATGGCAATGTTTTTAAAATTCGGGCGATGTCGTTTTTTATCATTCCGATATGAACTTTCAGAATGTCCTTATTGGTTTTGTACATTGCCATTTCAATATCGACATTGATATTTTTGGAAAGGCAAATTTGCATCGCTTCAAAAACTTGCAATTTATTTTCAAGGAATAACAAACTTGTTTTCTTTTTCAGAATATTTAATCCTTGAACGTTTTTTGATATTCTGAAATATTCGTCAAGAATCCCCAACCAAGCCGTTTCTAATTCAATATCAGTTGCAACATCATTTTTGTTTACTTTCAGGTAATTAAAATCGTTGTTTGTGGCTACTTCATTGAAGTTATGGCAGGGCAATTCGTTACACTTTGTGTAAAGAATCGCTTTTTGGACTGGTTTTTTCTTGAAAAATGTAAACATTTAGGCTGTTTTTTCGGTTGGAGTTTCGATAATTGGCTCAATAACTTCAATTGTTTTAGCTCTTTTTTTATCTTTTATTACGGCGATAATCTCGGCTGTTTTTGCTGATGTGTAGGCTACTTCCGTGCCATCTGGAAGGAAATAGCAATACACACCCATATCATCGGTCAAATCATCTTCTTTGCATACAAAAATTTGTTTTACGGCTTCCATAATGAAAACTACGTGAACTTCTCCGGTGCGTTTTGTTTCTGACTGTGCAATCTTTAATTTATCATTGAAGCCTTGCGTTTTTTTACAATTGCATCCCATAATTATTTTAGTTTTAAGTTTTTGTTTAGTAAATCAATAGCGGTGTCTTGCGCTATCGTTGTGAATTTATCAATGCTTTGATCTTGTAATCCAAATATTCTTTCTCCTAATCTTGCAATAAGTGCCGCCGTGTTAGTTCCGGAACTATCAAAATTGAAAAGCAAATCATTATCTTTTATGTTGCCAAATAAATGGGTTTGCTCGTAAAAATCTCCAGTATCAAACAATGTGAAAGGAGTTCCTGCTTTTTTGTTTGGGTTTATTGCTTCTGTTCCCATTGAATAAAGCCCTAAAATAATTCCGTGAGCATCTTTACCTTTCGCCCATTGGTCTTTTTGAAGTTGAATTGCATCATTGTTCTTTTCGAGTTCTGTTTGTAAATCATAAACAAATCGAGAAGTCGAATAGTTTTTTAATGTTTCGGCAAAATCAAAAAAGTTCATAGAAATAATTTTTATACAAAAAAGGCGGCGTTTATCGCACCACCTTTTTATGATATTGAATCGATTGTTTTATGCTACCAAAACGGCTGCCAAAACATTTGATTGATAGAATTGTGTTGCCAAAATATCAGCTACTTTGCTGTTATTTGGAATGTCAAACAATTGAATTGTTCTTGCACCTACTGAAGCTCCCGTGATAGCATATTGTCCATCTCCAAGTTCTGCAACAGTAATGGCAATATCTGCACCAGTGGCAGCATTCAACATTCTAAAATTAGGAGTTGTTAATCCTAAAACTGGAGTTGAATTGTCGCAACCACTTAAAACAGAAACTTTCAAAGCTGCAATACTCAAAGTATCTGCTTTTACTGTAACATCCTGAACGCCGTTAATTTCGTAGAAATCTAAAGCATCAGTTGAAAGGATAAATGATTTTCTTTCATTATACCCTTTGGTTCCATCTTGTGTCAATTGAATATCAACTGAAACCATCGCTAATTTTGAACCTCCATCATTTACAGTTTCGTTACCTACGCTGAAATCCTGAATTTCAAAACCGTTTAATTTACCGCCTTTGTTATCAAAGAAGAATTTCCCTTCTGAATCCAAAAGAGCTAATCCCCATCTTTTCTTAGCTAATTTGTGCAATGATTTAATCAAACAAACATTGGCTTCAAATTCCAAATTAAAATCAAGTAATCCTTGTGAGATAAATAATTTCTTTTTGTTTGGCAACGTTTGGAAGTTGCTTTTTGCTCCTGCTTCTGCAACTTGTAAGACATCATTCAAAGGCACTAATTGCCCTTTTTTGATAAGCAATGCAATGGCTGCATTATCGAATGTATCTGTCAATAAATCAATACTGGCAGAAGGACTCAACAAAAATGCTTTTGTAAAATCCTTTGGAGTGACTTTACACCCATCGAACCAAGTACCCGCTTGTCCTGATCCGCAATTTAGAATGTCAATTATTACTGGCATAATTTCTATTTTTTTTTAATTAATAATTTATTTTATACAATTTGGGATTAAATGCAAATCACAATCGAATGTAATTGCATCCCAAACATCAACTGTTCCACCTGTTTTTTGCTCATTTGTAGAGTAATTCGGGAAGAACTTTTCTTTCACATCTACTTGTTTATCTATTAGAATGAACTTTTTAAAATGTGAATTACGCATCAACTCTGTGAATTTTGCTATTAACTGATCCAGGATAAAACGTGTAGTTTGTAACCTTGTTTGAACTAGCTTTTCAGCATCGTTATTGATAGCGAAAATCAAACGTATTCCTTTGTACGTGTAGAAACTTTGGGGATTGTTATTGTAACTTTCCGTAACCGGATAAACCAACCAAACTAATGGATATTTGTCCTTTGTTTCTGTAAGCCATATATTCAATTCCTTTTGGGTTCCAAACATAAACTTCAACTTTGATGGCGTTTGTCCATAAAAAGGATTTCGAATCTGACTATTGTTTCCAAAATCATCAACAATAAATTCCCCAGTTGGCAAAACGTAATCGTTACCAATGAAATCAAAGACTTTTTTTAACGCTTTTTCGAGTGGTTGCATTAGAATTTTTCTTTAAATCGAAGGTTACAATTTGGTTTCCAAGTTGGATAATTCGCTTTGTTGTCGTGTAGAAATCGGTAAAGATTTGCTACTTTAAAACAAAATGAATTCCAGCTATCAATACGTTTTGAAAAATTGGAAACAGTCTGGGAATTTTCGCCCGCCAATACTTGTTGACCAGCTCCAGTTGTTTGGGAACGGTTAATCAACAAATAATGATAATGAATGAAATCAGCTATAAATGATGTTTTTAAGGTTGATAATTCAACTCCATTATAAAATTCTTCGCTTACTACAATTCCTGCCCAAATTCTATTTGTATCTGAAGAATTATTACAATCACATCCGTAACCATCCCAATTTAAGAACCAATCTACTGTTTCATCTATTCCTGCTACCGGAGTATATTCCTTTCCGTTTACCAAGTCTTTGATTGCTTGTGTCGCACTGCTTTTGAAAACAAATTCTCCATTAACAATCTCATAACTATCGTTTAGTTCTTTTGCTAAACTATCGCCTAAAACTTCACGCAAACATTGTTTTTCATACTGCCCAATAAATCGACTAACCTCTAATTGACTGCCGCCGTTTTCTGTTACGTTGGCAATCTTTAAAGGTTCAAATTCAAAAAATGAAGGAGTTATGAAATACATAGTTTACTCTGCTTTTTTGGTTAGTTTAACAACACCGTTTGCTTTGTAGTAATCGAACATTACTTTTGAAACATCTTGAATGTGTCCTTTTTTGAACTGTCCAAAATCTTCAATAAACTCAACATTGTGTTTTCCTGCAATGTCAACTTCAGTTTCTTTTCCAGATTCTTTTGCTTTTGCAGCATAACCGTCATAAATGTCTTGTAACGTAACTACTTTTTTTTCTTTAGCTTCTGCCATGATATTTAGTTTTAAATTAATAAGTTTTAAATTTTCGTTTAAATATTGAATTACCCTCTTTGATTAAAAAGAGGGTAATTCATTTATTTATGGTTTTGTAATCGCTGTGATAACATTTGTGAATGTGTCCACGGTTACGCCTGTGCGAGTTGCAGCTGGCATAATTACAGCAATGAATTTTTCTAACAAGTGAGATTTAAGATTTTTGTCTCCATCATCATTAGCGAAATATTCCATATATTCCAAGTTAGTATCTAAACCAACTTTAACGGACATCATTAAATCACCAACAATTAACTCATCGTCTCCCAATTCAACATCTGGCTCAATGGTAACGACTACAGTTCCAAAAGTGATTGTTCTGTTTAATAAATTAATAGATCCACCATTTTGCAATAAGTAAGCTCCGGTTGTGTCTTTTTTGGTCACCATATCTTCCCACGCAAAGACTGACATCTTCGCAATGTTTGGAGAATAACCCAATTTGATTAATGAAGCGATAACTGCAATTAAAGCATCCCATTTGTTTGGTGCTGCCAAAGTTTGTTGAGCCGGAACCGCTGTAAAAGCTGTACCGTTTGCTCTAATGGCAGTTAAGATGATTTGAGGGATTTTCTTAGCAAAATAATCCTTCAATGTGTCCATCCACACTTTCACGAACATTGGGAAGAAACGACGCATTTTGGTAGTCGTTTTAAATGTTGTTGCAACTGCTTCCGCTGCCGCATCGATAGCTGCCCAAACTACTGTTGATTTTGGTTTAACCAAACATTCATCAGTTACCAAGATTGATACTGTTTCAGTTTGTGAGATAGAAACAATTCTATCAGCATCTAATGGCAATACATCCACATAATCCAAAATGTTTGATGTTGGAACTGGTTTTCTTGCAAATCCAGGAATCAATTGTGCAAAGTAGTTTCCTACTGCTCCAATGGCACCAGCAATTGAATTGTGCGTGTTTACTGCGATTGCAGTATCAGCAGAATCAGCAACTTTGATAGTTACTTTTTCGCTTACAACTCCAGCATTTGTTGCTTTGTGAAGTCCTTCTAATTGTGTTTTCAAGTTTTCCGCAACTGCTAAACCGTTACCTTCTGGACCTGAAACCGTTCTTTTTGCCAATTCCTCACCTTGAGTTTTTACAATTTCTTCTAAAGAAGTATTTGCTTTTTTAGCTGCTTCGATTGACTCGTTAGCAGTTTTCAATTTCTCGTCGAAATCTTTTGCGATTTCTTCTCTTGAAGTTTTTACCGCTTCTGCGATTGATTTAGGAACTTCACTTTCGATATGTCCTAAATATTCATTTTGAATGTCGGCTTGTTTTTCTACACTCATTGATTTAAATGAGTCAATAGAGTAGCCTTTTGAGATTAAAAATTTTTCAAATGGATTCATCTGTTTTCTTTTTAGAGTTTAATAAATAAATTGTGTTTTTGAACCGGTGGTTCCTCCTCTTTTTGAGTGCCAGTTGGCGGCTCGGTTTTGTCAAGTGATTCCTCGGCTTGAATTATTTTTTCAATAGCAACATCAATTGTTGGGGTTGCGAAACAACTTCCCTTTACAACTGCGCTGCCTTCATCTCTTACTTTTGCTTCTGTAACTGCATAAAACCAATTTACTTTTGCCAAATCTTCTTGGTTGGCGCATTGTGGTGCATATTTATCCCAATTCTCTTTATATTGAGTTGCTTCTGGCTCTTCTGAATTGATACAGAAATACTCTTTTACATATTCCATACGAACCGAATGATTGCGTACATACCCTTTTTTGTATTGGTTGAACATAAATTCATTTCGGCTTTCTCGAATAGTAGCATCAAACACCAAACATTCAGCTGTACCTGGTAGATCAACGCCTAATTCTTTGAATGTAAAAACTTCTGTATATGCTTTTAGTTCATCAGAAATGATTCCTTTGAATGACAGGTCGTGTTCTTGACACAAGTAGATAATTTTCTTTTCAGAAAGTGATTTTTTCCAAATGCCTGGTAAGTGTAAATCTCTGTGACTGTCCAAAATGTTTGTAGCATTAATTACCACTTTTACATTTAATACTCCAGCATCTAAATCATCACAGTTTTCACCTGTCATTTCAGCTTTTATTCGTTCGCCTTTTTTATTGACAGCAAATGAAAGAGCCGTTAATGAACCAAAGCTTTGACCGGATGTGAATTTTGGTTCACATCTTCTTTCTGCTTTCATTCTAGCTTGATTTTCAACTAACCAAAGATCACTTTCCCTTTTAGTAGCGAAACTTTTAATTTTTATCTTTCCCATTTTTCAACTGGTTTATTAGGGTTCATTCTTTTTTTTACATCAGACAACAATTCTTTGTCACCTGTTTTTTTTGCTATTTTTTCAACTTCTTTGAGTTGTTTTTCTCTTTTAGATAATTCCATTTTCTTCAAGTATTTGAGTTAATCGAGTTTGATCTATAATTCCTTTTTCAAACAATCCTGTGTATAGAGTTACTATTGCTTGTTGAGTAGTTGTTTTAGTTTCTTCATTATCTGCAAAGACTGGAAGATGTGAAAAGTCTATTTTGATTGTGTTTTCCCATTTGAAATAGGTTTTCATTTTATCGCAAAAAGAGTCTGCCAAAGGTTCAATAGTATTTTGAATTACTTCCATCATTGCCATTTGTCTATTCGCAAATTTTGCTGTTTCCTTATCGAGGTTTTGAAACTCTTTCGGCACGTTAAGTTTATTGTAGATTTGGCGGGCATAGCCTATCATTTTATCATCAAACTTTATATTTTCAAGGCCAGAAGAAAGTGGCTGTGATTTTAATGGAAGTGATGAATACATAATTCCCATCGAATTATTACCCAATCCCGTTTCCTTCAACTGTTTTTCAAGCTGTGCTTTTTGAGTTGTTGTTATTGGCGTGCCGTCTTTATCAAACTGGCCTGTTCCTACCATAGAATCTAATCCCATATCCTCATTATTTTTGGAGTCTAGCGAAACCAAAATAGATCCTGATCTTTTGATTAGATTTTCGTCTCCTTGAAGTGCTAAGGAATAATTCTCGATTTGTTTTTTCAAAGCAAGCCAACGAGAAACTCCGATGTGCGGTTTCTCTGAATTTTGGCGAACGTCTATAAATGAAATAACATCTTTATAATCGATGTTTACGAAATCGAGGGGTTTATATGAAAAAGTTACATTCTTGTTTTTTATCAATCCAAAAAAATAAGAATCACTTCCCCAAGTAAAATGGTCGGGGTCACAATTGTAAAGTTCTGTTTTTGTTGTGCCTCCTAATTTCTTTTCGAATCCAACGCTAGAACATTGAGGAACTACATAATTCCAACCGTGAGAAAAATGGTAATAAATCCATTCTTTAATGAATTGTTGGAAGTTTTGATTTGCATTTGGATTTTTTAAAAGGGCAATAAGTACATCTTTATCGGTAACATCATTACCCTCTTTGTCAAGTGATTTTAAAATGCCACTCGAAAGTATTTCAGCATAAAAAGTTATTGCACTATCGATAGGGTCAATAGTTTGTGCAAGTCTTGTATAAAAGTTTTGATCTATATTTTCCCAAGCTGTTGAGAAAATCGCTTTGAAAAGCATTGAATTATTATCTCCAATTGGAGCCAACCCGTTTACCTGATTAGAAGATCTAGGTATTAATGTGTTTAATAAACTATTGATATATCCTATTTCATAGTTTTACGTCATCGTATTTAAGGGGTTGTAATAAAAAACAAATGTATAAAATAATTTCTTATTTATAATGTTTATAAACAATATTTTTAAACATAAAAAAACCATCGAGAATTACCTCGATATGGTTTAAGTTTTGAAAGTTTTGTCGTTGCAACTTACAAGTGTTCCATTTTCCTCATAGACGAATCCAAGTACAGTTTTGAGTCATATCTTGCGGGGACTGTTTTGTAAAATCAACTTATAGGTTTATTTATTCTACTTCGGTAAAATCTACATAGTATTCTTTACCTTGTTTGAATGCCTGCGCAGCTGGTGTTTCATTGCTAATTACCATCATAATATTTGCTGATGGTGTCCATCTTGAGAATGATTTATTCTCCTCTGAATCAGCAGTCACTGCTTGGAAATAAACAGTTGTTTGTTCTCCTGTGTTTGGTTCTGTATGACTACAGTGCATTTTTGCTCTTACTTGTGGCATAATTATAAATTTTGATATTTTTCCCTACTCGTTAGCTTTTCGGGTTCCGCTTTTACTCTACTTTCCATCCTTGAAAACTCAATCCAAAACGAGTAACACCGTTGCGGTCTTGATATTCATTTCCTCGAACATTGATGCTTACTTTTACTTGCTGGCCTATTTGAATGTTATTCAATAAATCACATTTATCTTTGATGAATTCGATTGGTAGTTTTTGAGGATATTGAGCATCCGTTTGCACTACTAAAATTTGTTTTCTCATTTCGACTGCCCCAATTAATTCTACTTCACTTTTGAAATACACTTTTCCAATAATTTCTAATTTGTCCATTTTTATTTTATTAAGTTTTTATATAATTCAATTGTTGCTAATACATCTCCTTGTGCAGTATGCTGGTCTACTATCTCAATTCCAAAATGAGTACAAAGAGATTCTAGTTTATATGATGGAAGCTTTAATTTATTTTTAGCTATTATCATAGTATCTTCACTCATAACTTCAAAATTGAAATTAGTAGTAAATCGGTTTAATAGATAACTTATTCTTGGAATATCAAAAGCGTTTGAATTATGACCTATGATAGTTTTGATGTTGTTTATTAAAATAAATTGAGCCATCATACACATTGCATCGATTACTTCAGTTCCTTCTTCAATTAATCTTTCAACGGTCAATCCATTAACCGCCATTGCATCGTCTTTGTAACTCACAAGTTCATCGGATGGGTTTCCTGCATTATCTAATCTTGTGTATGGTTTTATCAATGTATGAAAGCTATCGACTACTTTAAATTGTTCATCGACAACTATCAATGCGATTTCACATATTCCGTTTTTTGTGATACTGAAACCACCTGTTTCAATGTCTAAAAATGCTCTCATTTTACTTTTTATTTAGTTTAGTTTCTCCACAAAATTCACACGGTAATAAATCACCATTAATTGTATAAGCGAAAAAATGATCACACTTTCTTTTTTCTCTATTAAAATATCTTCTTACTAAATACCCACGAATAATACTCACAATGAAAAATACTGCTGTGATAATAAGATTTTGATTAAACGACACCGGAATACCCATCAATGGGTAAATGATGATTTGAACTAATATTGACGTGACTAATCCTATCAATGTTTGTATTATACTTTCGATTACTGATTGCTTTTTAGTTTGATTCATCTATTTTATGAATTTGGTAAATACAGTTTTATTACAATCTAACCAAACTGGAGGTTGTGTTGTTCCAGACAAAACTCCAAGCCATATTTTGCCGTGAAACAAAAATTTTACTCTTTCCCAAAAAGTAGCTTTCCAACAGGAAATGCAAGTTCCTTCTTCTGTTTGGCAGATATGCAAACTTGAACACTCTTCATCTGTCATTGATTCTGGTTTCTTAAGCTCAACAGTCGCTTGTTTAAAATTAATCGGTTTCATTTTCATTTAATTTAATAATTATGATACTTTACTTCTGTTTCTAATTCTTGTTTTGCTTCTTTCAGGGATTTGAATTTTTCTGTTATTGGATGAGCTTCTACAAATGGTTTAAATAAATTACCTCTATCTGTAAGAATATGATAATCTGACTCAAAATAGTAACGTCCATAATAAAGCCAATCCCAAAATGTTTTTGATTTAATTTTT